AAGCACAGGGTCAGCGAGAGCATCACAGGCGACGATTCTTGACAGTGCTGTGTAGCGGTTGTTCTCAAGCACCAGTGGGTGTTCAAAGAACCGTTGGAGGCCCTTCTTTCCGTGACTGTTCATGGTGCCTGTCCCACCACCCGATGTCCAGTCAGCACCGTCGGGTTTCTCGGCATTCATAGCATCAAGGACGACAGCGGTTGTCGTGGTGTTGAGGGCAGTGGTGGTGAGGCTGTATTGATAGCCAGCACAGTGGGCTTTGGCGAGGATAGCAAACAGCATTCGGAGCAGGGTGGTTTTGCCAGATCCTGCGACGGCTTCAATCACTGATGAAATCGGGTGGCCGGAGTGAATCATGGTGATTGCATACGACATGATGTCCGTTTGTTCCGGTGATGGTGGGTTTCCGTTGTGGTCTTCACTCGGCATCCAATCACGCAGTGCGGCGTTTAGGGTTGGTTTAGCGGCTGGCTTCAATGTGGCGTTCTCTTCCGACATGGCTCATCCACCCACTCCGGCCTATATGAAGGCACGGCTCATACAGACCCGCAGTTCAACGGTTCGCAGGAGGGGCATTTACAGCCACGATTTGACACCGCTGGGGCACTTCCCTCACTATCCTCACTTTCTTCATTCATCAGTGCCCCCATAGGGCCATAGAGAGGCATAGAGAGAGGGGGAGAAGAAGAGAGAGAGAAGTGAAGAAAGTGATGAAAGTTCAACACATGATACATGACATGACACATGGGACATGAGCATGAGTTCATGCACGGCACACATGACACTGAAACAGCAGGACACATCAATGTGCGACCAGCACACCGAAAAGAACACCCTCACGACACCCTGCGTGGAGGCTCGGCGAGGCGGTTTTGTCGCACGGATCTGCTGTGTGGGTGGGTGGTGGTGTGTGATTTCATGCAAACACGCCGAATCACACACTCAAATGCACACCGAACGAAGGGTCGATCATGAGTGCGACAGCGAGCGACAACCAGCCAAAACAGGCTGAAATGGCCGTTTGACCCAGCCAACAGGCCAAAACAGCGTGTGAGTGGGCCACAGAACGCATGACAGCGAGCCTGTGCGACGGGAGGGCTGGGCGTGCGCCCAGCCAGCCCTATTGATGTGTGATACACCCAGCCAGCCCCAAACGATGCACTGCGAGCCATGTGTGATGCTGGGCGGGTGTGTGATTGGGGCGCAGGGAGCGAAAAAAAAACACCCACCGGCTTGCTGGTGGGCACATTTTTTTTTTTTTTTGCTCGGCCTCCCTAACCACAGACGCTACTCGGAAAAAAATTGAGAACTTTTTTTGTCAGTATTGACAGGACTGACAACCCTCCGTAATTTTCATAACAAAACACACCTTGAGAGCAATTGGTTCACCACTACCTCACGGCATCCCACGCTACCTTCACAGCCTACCTCCGATTGGCGACGAATCGTGGTGAACCACCCCTCTTTGAGCGAAGTGTTTTTTTGTTTGGTGCTTTTACAGACGAACATGGCGGGTATTACCATTTTTGAGGTTGGCCCCCGTGATGGGATCCAAAACCTCAAGCATGAGGTAAAATCCGCCGAAAAAATTGAATTGGTGAAATTGCTTGAGGATGCTGGCCTCAAGGACATAGAAGTGACCTCATTCGTGAATCCGAAGCGAGTTCCCAATATGGCTGACGCCGAAGAGGTATTTACTGCTGTTAGGCTCAATACTTCATATAGTGTCAAACATTCAGTGTTAGTGCCCAACAAGCGTGGGATCGACCGTGCTAAGGCGGTTGGGGCGACCAATTTCAACATATTTTACTCTCCGAACAGTGATTTTAACCGTGAGAACTACGGTTTGACACTGGAACAGATCATCGCAGGGTATGAAGAAGCCCTTGTGGGTGTTCCGACCTCCGATGTTCGGGTGTATATTTCAATGGCCTTTGGTGGTTGCATAGAGGAATTGTATGACGCAATTGAAACGGGCTTGCGATTCGGGGACAAAATCGTGTTATGCGACACTGACGGCACTGCATCACCCTTTGACATCGCTCTTGCTCTTGACATCGCCCATGATTTGACACGAAACATAGCCATGCACCTCCATGTTGGTCGGCATCTATGGTTGAACATTGAAACCGCATACCTTCACGGTGTCCGAGAGTTTGACGCCAGCATCGGTGGATTGGGTGGTTGTCCGTTCGTGGCGAAGTCCGGTGCTAATTTGGCGACCGAAGACCTCGTTCAATGGGCGGAGGAAAGAAACATCCCCTGTGCCGTTTGTGCCGAAACACTGAAACCTGCTGTTGAACTGGCAAGCCGCATAAAGAACCCGACTTTGCGGATCGCGCTCACCAATAAGGTGCGAGAAACAAAGGGGCGGTTTATGCGGGCGGTGAAGAGATGAGCGCATTTGACAGGGCATTCAATCTTCTAAAAACAGGTTTTGTTCCCTACGCCCATATTCCCGATGTGGTGGAAGCGATGCAGTATGACAACCAATTTTACCACATGGATTGGACTTCGTTTTACCCACACTTTAACAATAACAAACACAAACCCGATAGAGCAACACCCACAGGTGAAACACGCCCTTCGCCTGTTATGACAAGAGGTGTGGCGGAAATTGTATGTGAAAGATGCGGCGAAAATCTAACGGATGGTTTAACGCATGAGCATTTAGATCAGCCACCTAAACGCCACCTTATACACGGAAAAGCCCCCGACGAGGACTATGGAGATGAAGTGAACAGGTGGGAGAACAGACATCGTTGCCCCGACGGTGTATCGCCGTGGGATTTGTTCGTTGAGCAAGGTCGCTCTCAAGAAGGCCGAGCATTAGAAGACGCACAAGGTGATCAATACTGGCGTGAGATGGAGGGGGAAGGGGGTGACTACGAATGACCGCATTTGATCAAGCCTTCACCCTTCTCAAGATGCCCATTGACTGGGACACGGTGACTGAACCTGTTTGGACGCCCGGATGGAGGGCGCACGAAAACGATACAATGGACGGTGAGGCGTCAGCACAGTGGATTCACCCCGAAACCGGAGAACGCTACGATTTACGCATGGATAAGTGGATTCGCCACATTCTTAAACCAAACGAGGCTGACATTGAGGGAGCGAAACGCATGTCCCCCTACATGCGAGAAAGCGGTGAATTGTCCGTGACTCAACCTATGAGCGAAGAAGAGGCCGACGCCCTCGCCGAAACGATGGACACCAGCCGTGAAGTGCTGGCCGAGTATGGAGATGATCAAGAAAAGGTGGGAGGGACAGCGTTCTTCAATGAAACAGATCCGTTTGGTCGGAATTGGGGACGACTAAGCGATGATGAACGGTCAGTCCCCATGCCTATACTCCCAAGAGAATTGCACGGTCTTGGTTTAGGAACGGACATGTATGATTTATTGAACCATTGGGGTGTCAAATTGAAGCCGGATGATAACCAAAGCAAACACGCAAGGAGGCTTTGGGCGAGGAATCAAGGGTATGACCGTGATATTGCCGACCAAATGGCGACAGGTATTTCGGCACAAACCGCCCCGTATCACTCCCTTCTCCGAGAAGCCGTGCGGCGTGTGCGTGAGAGTGGATTGCACCCCTCGTTTGACTTCGATCCTTCTTCACCGGCTTCAATTGTTGGTTTGCTTAGATTTTGGGAAACGCAGGGATATGATGAGGCAACCGAAATCAAGAACTGGTTGGACGGGGCAGTGGCTTCTAAGAAACTCCCCCCACTAACTGACTCCCCACCGTGGATAGAAAGGGGTGGCGATACAAACAATTGGTATGAGAATTACGACAATATGAGGGGCGGCTGGACATGGAGGGGTCATAATGAACGCCTTTGACTCCGCCTTTGAACTCTTGAAGGCGCAACCTCGTTTTGCTTATCACGGCGGGCATGTTCCTGCTGGTGAACCCCTAAAGCCCTCCGAAATGGGCGACCACCAACACGCACTCATCAGCACCATGCCTCACAACGAAATACTCGGTCGTGAACACGGTGTGTTCGGGATCCCCATTGGGTCTTCTAAATTGCCTGTTTCGCAGTTAAGGGACTTCACTGGCATGACGAGAGGCGGAATAGGGCACAACATCATTGATTTGAAGCCTTACATGGATGAAACAACCGCTGGCAACATGAAGGTGGCTGACGGTATGGGCAATTTTTATCAAGGGCTTGAAGAAGCAAACCCCGATTTTGAAACACCATACAGTGACGAATGGATGCAGGAATTGAAGGACATTATCGCAAGAAAATATGAGGACTTCAATATGCCTTTGAGCGAATGGCAAGGAAAATTGATTGGCGAAAATCAAATTGACACTACTATGCGTGACCCTTACTACAACGCAATTCACCTCCAAACACCCGACTGGAATGAACTGACTCTTGAAATACCGGCTGATATGCCGGAGATGAACCATGAAACGATTACTCACAGGCAAATAGATCCCGAAGATGTGTTGCCAATGCGTGGCAACAGCATGAGGAACATAAAGCAGTGGATGGCTGAAAGGATGCGTGATTCATAATGACCGCCTTTGACGCCGCATTCTCCATGCTCAAAATAGACGAGGGCATGTGGGAGGAAATCTATGCCCCTCTCTTTGAGGTGTTGGGAGGGAGAGGTCAAAACCCCCACCGAAAGGCTGGAACGAACTCTCCGCTTGACTTTATGCTGACGAGCGATCTGCCCGAAGAAAGACACTGGCAATTGCAGGAACCCGACGACTCCGAATACATTGAGAGATTGATGCAAAGTATTCTTGAAGATGGATATATGGGTCGTGATTCTTCACATTGGCGGTGGAGGGACGACACACCCGAACAAGGCCGTGCAAGATACGACGCAAACAAAAGAGGGGAAACGACTGTCGGGAATGTAGCAATCCCAAACATTGGATTTGACAGGCAGGGGTGGGTCATTGGAGAAGGAAACCACCGAACAGCCGCTTTGCGACGATTAGGCGCACCTTACATTCCCACCTATGCTTCTTCTAATTCTTGGGGGCGCAAAAGCCAACACCCATATTCCGCCGAATTGCCTATGGGCGAGGACTTGAAGCGATGGATGGGTGCGGATATGAGCGATGAGGATTACCTTAACCACTCCGAAGGTTATGGGATTGGGGCAAATGTGGGTCGCCGAGGGATGGGTATGCCGACCTCATTCTTGTTCGGTCAAGAATTGGTTCCCGGTATGGGGCGAATGGTTCCCGATTTGCCCGATGGCTTAACTGCGGCTGACATGCCGCTTGCTGAAACAAGACGCTTTGATGGGCATTGGGGCAAAGCAAATGACCCCGAAGGACATTTTTATCAATTTCAAAACGATCCGAAGTGGAAGGTGGTTCACGATGAATGACGCCTTTGACACCGCATGGGAATTGGTGAAAGCACCAATACGAGGAACACAGGACAAATACTACGATCAAGCCATGCAAGAAGGCGTGATACCTGCAAGGCAGGTTGAAAAGGATCGTAAAGGGGTTTGGGCGAGCGATTCTATGGCTACGGCTCTTGCTTATGCTCTCGGTGCGGCAAAACCCGATGAAGCCCCCTTAGTCCATTATTTACCACGAAACATAGAAGGCGTTGGTGATTATGACGAATATACGGGTTATGGTTATTATCCGTTTGATATTCCCGCCGAACATTCACAGGAGATATGGAGAGGGCAACCCTATGCGGATTGGGAAAAGGAAATGAATGACAAGTATTATGCCGCTATGGATGCTGACGATTTACCTTTGCCTAAACAACCAACAAGGCATAGATGGAGAGCCGCTATGACCCCATTAGCAAATGAAGCACTTGAGAGGTGGAATAATGACCGCCTTTGACCGAGCATGGGAACTCACCAAAGCGTTCCCAAACATGGAATACTGGCACGGGACAACAGCCGACGCCGCCCGACAAATCCTTGATGAAGGGCTTGAGGCTTGGTCGTTTGGCGCAGACGACCCCGATGATCCGGAAATGTATTCGCTTGACCGAATGGAAGCCCGAAATGAAGCACCGGCCATGCTTGCCTTTGACACCACACCCGAACACACTATCCACGATCCAAAAGAACAAGGTTATGACATTGGTTCGGAATATGGGCATTGGTTGGTTGAAGAACCCGTTTCGCCCGAAAATGTTCGGTTGTTTGCGATGGGGAGCAAGGACATGGACGGGGATGAATGGATTCGGTTTTTGGATATGCTAAGGGCCGCTGACAGACTTTCTTATCGCTATCCCGACATGGATGAGGCTTACGCTAACCGTGCTGTGCAAAAGGCATGGGAACTCATCAAGGCTCCGTGGGACATTGACCCTGCCCCAAATCACGATTATGGTTATGAGGCGGGCAAATTGGGCGAAGTCGCAGGGCCGTTATATTCCGGTGGTGACAGAATACACGACGAGTTCACATACTGGACACCGGACAAAGAGAAAGCGTTGGCGTATGCCCTCTTTGGTTCGGCTATCCCAACATCCCAAAGCCAAAGATTCGTCACCGAAGGCGTTCCCATGCGAGAAACATACCCAGCAATCAAGGTCGCACCCGACCCCGGTGTGGATGAACACGGGCGGAATGCCTCGTTTGTCACAGAAGACCCGCAATCAAAGGACTACATTCAAGACCAACAAGAAGGCATGGACGCCGAGTTCATGGATGAAGGCGAATTGTTGGACTGGATTTCTTCGCTAATTCCGGATCCCATGAGTGAAAAACCAAATTATGATGTTGAAGCACGGGGTGGGAACCGTATTCCCGGTTTGCCACTTTTGGGGACATCAGCGAAACGACATGGCCGAGAAGCCATTATAGATCACATGGAGATGGCCTTAAACAGACTACAACGAGGGGCTTCGGGGCATGTCGCCCTGCCCGATGAACTGTTGCCGCATCTTTCAACCAGTCGTAGTGATAACCTCCATGATTTGTCTTTGGATGAAATGGAACAAATGTGGCGAGAGGACTTGTTTGAAGAGTGGGAAAAGAACTACATTCGTTTGAATAAGCGTGGGCATTGGTTTAATGCCATCCACTTAAACGGCTTAGACCCCGAATGGGATGCCAACAGGGACATGGGTGTTCAATTGCACGAACGGGGGGGTTGAACATGGAAGGCGACTCGTTGGGTATGTTGTTGCTAAAAGGGCTGGGAGCCATGCTCTTAATCCCAATCCTTATCATTTTACTCCCCTTAGCGTGGCTGTATTCGGTGGTGATGGAGTGACGAGCAACAGTTCCTTTGAACGAGCGTTTTCACTGCTGAAAATGCCCTTTGTTCCCGGTTCAGTGCGCCCTTTGGAGGGCGAGTTCATGGAGGGCGACGACGACCACGCACCAGCGCAAAAGTTCGTAGGCGACTTCTATGACCCCATAGACGACCGAACTCTCCCTATCAACATTGAACCAGCAAGGGATTGGATAGGAGAAGACAACCCCTCGCACGGCTTTGGGCGCAAACACAAGCGCATGGATCGTATGGACGCCGCTGTCATTCCTATGGACATGATTGACGAAGACCGTGAAAGTGAAATGCAGTTCGGTATGCCTCAAAAGAACCCTTTTGCCGCTATCATTGACAATTTGATTGAACGGGTTTATGTTCCCAGTGATTTGCGAAGAAGGGAAATGGGGCAGGGGCTTTTGGACGCCTTATTGGAATACCGAACCAATTTCGCAAATAGAGGGCGAATGAAACCGTCCCGTGAAAACACAGGCGACATGCTTGGGCTTTTAGCAAGTCGTGGTTTATTTCCCCGTGGTTTAGCACGAATACCCAAAGAACAGAATTGGAATGACCCCGACACACAATACATGCACAGCGAGTGGCCGGACAGTGCCCATTGGCAAAACGCCGAAGACGCCAATTTTCCCAACAAAGTTCCTAAACATAGGTGGGAAAAACGATGGAACGAGGCAGGAAAGCAATACGCAAGAGATCAAGAAGAAATGTGGGGTGATGGGCCGTGAGCGCATTCGATCAAGCCTTCGCTTTGCTCAAAAGACAGGAATGTCAGTCTTGTGATGCACCAACAGAAGAGGAATGTTCCGTTTGTGGTTGGTCTGTGTGTGAACCCGATGGTTCTTGTTCGCACCATAACGATGAGGGCGAGATTGTTTGCGACGACTGTTTAGAGGGTGATGATTGATGGCCGCATTTGACCGAGCCTTCGCTTTGCTCAAAGAAAGCGCAAGTAAATGGGAATACCGACAAAACCCCCACGACGAACCCGGTGGCTTCGGTGTCCAAGACTGGGAACTTAACCCAAATAATATGCCCGATGATGGAACGGGTGTCGCTCGTTTGTTCCCAAACCGTTGGCTGTATTTGCCGGATGGGGAGGAAATGCCCAACCAATACAAAGCCCATTCATACTCAAGAGTTCAACCTTCTCTTGGCCGCAAAACCCAAGCCATGTTGGCTGATGGTGGATCTTTGCCGGACAATTTTGATGAAGAAGCAATTCAATACCTAAGCAGGGTTGGTTCGCACGAATCCATGCACCAAGCCCTGCACGGTGTAAAACCGGAGATGGTTCACCAACCAATCATAGGGCACGAAGCAGGGGCGGTTATGGGCGAGTTCAAGGATTGGGGCGACATAAGAGAAAGGATGCGGTGGCTGAAAAGCCACCCACGCATTGGCGAATCCTCACAACGCCAAATACAAGAGGTGTTGGACGCTTTGGTTGACAAGAACCCCGAAGAACAGGCGCAAATAATGGGGCACAGGGCAAGGGGCAACGCTATGAACCAAATGTCAATGCAAACAGAACTTGAGCGACTTCAAGCGGCTGAAAAAGAACTTGAAGCCGAAATAGACGAGGTTGAGCGTGAGATATACCGACCAAAAAGAACGACTCAAAGTTTTTTTGACTACAACGATAATTGGGATGCCGAACAAGAAAAGCAAGAAAAGCAAGAAAGGCTCCGTGAAGTGTATAGACGATACCAAGAGATAGGGGGTCAAATCATGGACATTGAAAGAAAAATCATCAAAGCACCCCTGTATTATCCCGATGAGGACTGGGGTGATATGGACGACCCCGACTACGCTGGCCCCACCGAAGGCGGTGCATCGGCACGGGAAAAAGAGAACTTTCCCGATTACATGGAGGATCTGATGGCACCAGCAGGGTTCTCCGATGTTTCGTGGCAATCCGAGGACGGAATGGCGAGAGGTGTGGCTCAATTGAACTTTGACACAGGGCAGGTGAATGTTCACCACTTTGAGGTCGCAACCCCTGTGAGGGACAGTGGGCTTGGTGAATCATACCTCCGTGAAATGATTCAAGAGATTGAAGCGGATATGATGGGCCAAGTTGTCCATGACGGACAATTTCATGCCCATGCTACAAAGGTTGAACCCGAAAAAGCGGGCTTTTGGGACAAAATGGTTGACCGAGGTGCTATACACAGTGCTTCGTCACGAACGAACCCCCGTGTCACCCAAGACGGCAAATACTTCGCTCCTAAGATCAGCAGTGATAAATTAGAGCCGTGGGATTGGTTGGGCGAAGACGACATTTAGCGTTATCGTGGGCCAGCCTTGCGTGATGAAATCACATCATCAATGCGGAGAATCATGGTCGCTGTTTCAACAGCCGACTTCAATGCCTGTGCCACAACACGCTTTGGCTCATATACACCGGCTTCACCCATGTGCATGACGCCACCAGCCAATACATTGACACCGTGATGATGGTTTCCTTCGGCATGTGCCTTGCGTAGTGCCATCATTTCATCAACAGGGTCAAGACCGCCGTTTTCAGCAAGTGTTCGTGGAATGACCTCAAGTGCCTGTGAGAAAGCCTCCAAAGCCATGCGGTCACGACCACCGATAGTGAGAGCGTGATTAGCGAGATCCCTGCTTAGAGAAGCATAGATTGACCCGCCACCAGTGAGAACTTCGCCGTCTTCATAGGCAACAGCCACTACACCGACCGCATCGTCAAATGCTCGTTCAATTTCTTCAACGAATGGTGCTGTGCCGCCTCGCAGAAGCAAGGTGACAGCCGAAGAGTTCGGTGTGGAGAAGAAAGACATTGGCAATTCGCCCACTTTCTTTTCCGTGAGGCTTTCACAGGAACCAAGAGCCTCTTCAATATCCTCAAGGTTGTTGATGATGCCCGCACCCGTAGCACGGGAAAGTGCCTCCATGTCGGAACGCTTGACCTTTTCAAGCCCAAAGACGCCAGCCTTTGACAAATAATGCTTGGCGAGGTCGTCAATTCCCTTTTGACAAACGACAACGGTTGCACCGCTGTCAACAATTGCTTTGACAAGTTCACGGATGTAGCCTTCTTCTTGCTCTAAGAAAGCAGTGATTTGGCTCGGATCAGTGATTTGAATGTTGGCGTCCATTTCAGTGGACTTCACTTCAAGGGGGAAATCAATGAGAAGCACTTTTCCGTTGGAAATGCCCGCTGGCATCCCGCTGTGCGCTCGCTCTTTATCAACGATAATGCCGCTGATGAGTTCGCTGTCATGTGCGTCGCCACCAATAGCCTTCACCACATTGATTTGAGTTAGATCAACAGCCCCGTTTTGGGCAAGTGCCTCCACTGTATCAACGCAAATACCACCGAGGTGGTCTTTGATTGAAGCAGATGATTTGCCAGTGAGTGCTGTGGTTGCGATAGCAAGTAAGCGATCTTCGGTTTTTTCGGCATAAGCGTCCAATTTACCTGCTATGAACTGCCCTCCTTCACGGAATGCCGAACAAATCGTGGTCGGGTGGATGTTTTGGGTGATGAGTTCTTCGGACTTCTTGAGAAGTTCGCCGGAAAGAACAACCGCACTGGTTGTCCCATCGTAGCATTCTTGCTCTTGAGTCTTTGCGACTTCAATAATCATCTTCGCCGCAGGGTGATCGATGTCCATTTCACCGAGGATGGTTGCTCCGTCGTTGGTGATGATAACATCGCCACCTTCGTCAACGAGCATTTTGTCCATGCCTTTCGGGCCGAGAGTGCTTCGCACTGCGTCAGCGACCGCTTTTGCGGCGGCGATGTTGTTTGACTGTGCCACTCGTCCGTGGCTTCGCTCGGTTCCTTCTTTGAGAATGAAGATTGGTTGCTGTCCGTTTGGCATCATGTTGCTCAATCACTGCTCATCATCAATGGCTTATCAATGTTGTGAGGCTTAACAGCCTTAACATAAAAAAGAACGGGTTCGGGATGCTTTCATCGGCAGTTATTTGAAACCCGCTTTACATAGCGCACCCATGCCGAGTATGGGAGGACGACCTTCGCCGCCCAACGGCGGGCCTCGGATTGGGTTATACCCCGACGCCCAACCTCCAAACGAATACGGTGAAATTGAAGTTCCCGAAGAAGTTCAAATGGAGGACGGTGACTCATGTTGCGACGATGCAAAGGAAAAATTGGCACAGTCTTGGAGTGATAAAAACAATTTTTCACCCAGTCAATACCAACAATTGAGAAGCCAATTAGATTCAATGGACTGTGGTGAGTTCCGAATGATGTTGGAAACGATACCGGGCACAGGGCCGGGGACTGACATGGCTAACCATGAAAGCAACATTAACCGCGATCAGAACATTTTAGACGAATGGGACGAATGTGCCAGCCGAACAAGCATGGGGATGAAATATGCCTCGGCAGATCCGTTTGAGGCCGCATGGGACATCATGCAAAAGCAAATCGGGCGTGAGGACTTTACCTATCGGATGGCCGTTCAACCCCACTTGATGTCAAACAAGTTCGGCAACATGCCTCCCGAATTGGGATTGAGAACCACTGGTAAATTGCCAATCAAAGAAGCCATCCGGCACCTTGAGAACTCTCAAAGCATTGAGGACTTCGCACGCACGAAGGGTTGGGAAAGTGCCGAAGATGTTGGATTGAAATTGGAGGACTTTGACGATGAAGATCAGTTCTATGAAGCCCAAGCCGAAATGGGCGTTGGCTATGACCCACTAGATCACTTGGCGGGCGAATATCAGTATTTCCGCCCTTATCACGCTAAAGACATAGCAAGAAGACCGGATGGAGGCATTACAGATGCAGAAATCCTGCGTGTCAATATGGAGGGGATGGGGCACCCCAACGAGTATAGAGAAGCATTCCCAGCGGTGGCAAGGGACACTATGCTTGAAGGACTTGACTCAAGGCTTGAGGCAGGTGCGACAAAAGCACCAGTGTCCACTGGCTCAATAAGTGCGATGGGACAAGGCCCGATGATCGATGTCAACCCTGCGTTTGCAGGAATGGGGCTGGGATATTCAACCCTCGCATCCCTCTTAGAAAACACTGGGAGGCTTCAAGAAAATTACATGAGTGCTGGGGGTCTTGCTACATTACAAGGTCTTGGTCGCAAATTGGATGAGGCGGGGATTGGGCACAACATGAGTATATCACCTATGGCCCAAAGGCCCGTGATGAATGCCCAGCAACAATTGAACAATTGGCAAGAAAGCAACGCTCGCTATCCCCATCAAGGAACCGCTGAAATGTCAATAGACGACGGAACGCAATTGACACATCAAGGAACACCGGACAAATTAGGCTACATTACACATTCAATCAATCAGCAATTGGACAATGAACGGCCCTCAACGATTCAAGAATTGAAAGCCATGCTTGAAGCGTCAAAGCGGCGACGGGGAATCATGGGGGGTATGCCGCCGTCAATGAACAGGTTCCCTCCATTCTCGGCACCTTCGTGGCAAGAACGCATATCGTGGGGTGAATGAATGAGCGCAATTGATGTGGGTTTCAGTCTGTTGAAAAACGACGATTTAGACGACATACCCGCTGAAAACAAAGGCGGGGATTGTTATTACAATTCATTCAATTACATGTGCGCCAATCCCAATCACACACTTGTTCATGCCCAAGTGACCCCACTCATGGGGCCGCTGGCTGGTCGCCCTTACGGGCACGCATTCACCACTTTCATGGGTGAAGACGGCAGGAAGATGGTTCACGACCCCAGTGCCGATGGAGGCAAAGGAATGACAATACCTGCCGATGTCTATTATGGGATAGGGCAAATCGGTGCCCCAAACATGATTGAATACAGCCATGAAGAAATGTTGCGCCAAATCCAAGACACCATGCACGCAGGGCCGTGGGATCCAATGACTGAACAATGGATGCACAGTTCCGACGAAGACCGTCAAAAAAAGCGTGAGATGGATGGCGAATTGCTTGACGATGGTGAGGAATGATGGTTGAGCCTTTTGACATCGCAGGTTTGAAAGCCAATCCCGACTGGATGCGAGGTAAAGCAATACCCGGTTATGTCAAACACCCCGGAAACAAAAACAAACCTCACTACAACACTCTTGGTCGGTATGCCGCCCAACAAGCAGGAACCACAGGTATTCAAGACCCTGCAAGCGGGCCGGGTGGCTTCATTCAAGGTATTTTGCCCGAAGGGACGAGCCAAATGAACGAATGGGATGTCGGCCTCCATAACTTGACACAACAAGTGAAGCAGGGTGGGTTCACTGTCCCATTTGACGAAGGGCCGATGGATAAACAGCGTTGGATGGACGACATACGAGGAACCACCATATCGCAAATCAATTTGGGGAACTTGCCAAATCAAGGTTCACTGAACAACACTCTCCATCGTTTGCGACAAGGCTTGGACTGGAATGACATGACTCCCGAAGAAAAAGTGGCTTTTGCGAGGATTTACTACAAAAACAAGAAAACTGGTCGGCAAGGAGGCATAAGAGCCGGAACTGGCTACAACAACAACACTGCTGGTTCACTCCGTCCTTTCAATGTGGGACAGGTGGACGACCTATCACATTACGCCCCTTTGTTTGCTGACACTGAATTGAGGCAAGGTGATGCCACAGAAGCCTTACGAGAATGGGATGTGGACACCGACAAATTGTTGACTTCGGATCCGCCCTATGAAGGAGAACCTTCAACCTATTCGGGGAACTTTGCACTACAAGGCTATTTGCGAGAATTACAAGAACGCTTAGAAGAAGGACAGCCAATGATTGCCTTTGACAGTGCCGAAGTCGCTCCATTGTATGCCGACATCGGACTTGAACCGCAAATTATGAATCGGCCCGACAACACAGCACCAACAGGGAAACACCGAGGAATAAAACCGGAAATGGTTGCTTTTGGGAACATTGAGGGCTTAGAACCTCTTGAACTCTTGAGTCGTTTCGGTCATAACAAATATGCACCCGATTCAAAGCAACAGTCCGAATTATTGGACTTTGAACTCTCCGAACCCCAAAATGCCTTTGAACATGGGTGGGCTGTGCTGAAACAGGAGGAACACTGATGGCGGCACCTTTTGACTGGAAACGAACGAGGGCTGGTGAGAAACACATAGGTCTTGGGAATACCCCGAAGGACGACTCCATATCCACTTTCCGCAACATAAGTCAAGCCAGTCCCGGTCGTGATTTGCGTTTGCCTCCTGCACTACGCCCACTTCACTTCGATCAGTTCCCATCAGATCCAAAAGACCCAACACGAAGAGGGCCGGGTATGGTTGCAGTTCAAAGAAGATTGGTCGGCAGTGACGGCAAATCAAAAGGAAAACACAGTGTTGAAGCGGCGACTCAAGTTCCTTTACTTGACCCGATGGTGTCAATTGACAGGACAGCCCAACAAGACGCTTGGCACGGAAACAAAGCATACAGGGGAGAAATACAAGGAACTCCGAGGGCACCGGGCAGGACGCTTCACGCACCCATCAGTGGCACTTTGCCAATATCGGAGTCCCAACAATACCTCATGGGTGATGCTTTGCCCGAAGATGTTCACGATTATGATGTTGAACTTGATAACAACGGAAACGCAAGAGTCCTTGACGAAGAAGGACAGCAAGCGGATTTGGTGACATACCGCCCGTTCTTTTACGATTCGCAAGGCAATATCGTTTATCGGGACGACACTGCTGTGATGGAACCCGAAGATCATAAACAATTGGATATTCACCCCCTGTTTGGACGAAGAACAAAGACGCAAACCGAACACATGGGTCGCCCTCTCCCTCACCAAATTACAGGAACGGGCGACTTCGTTATGTTCCCAGCAGGGCCAGTCGGTGAAATGGCCGAACCTATACCCATCAGTCAAGGAACACGGTTTGCAGGAAACACTGGTGTCGTGACCCCTCACGGCATGTATTTTCCTAAAAACATTGACTGGACGAATGTTCAACGAGCCGAAGGGCTGGCTGAACTTGGTGCTGTTCTCATTAAGGCAATTTCAAGCGATCCCGACGATTGGGAGAAAATGTATGATTGGGACACCAACCTCGGTGGCGGTTTTCCGTCAGCGAAAGAAAGTGGAACAAAAAGAACGGGCGGTGGCGGTTTTCAAGAGATTGCTGATTGGGTCGCCAACAATCCCGACCAAATGCGTGCGGCTATTGGAGGCCGTGGTGCAAAGGCGAGAAAGGTGGATTGGCCGTTAAAAGGTCGTCAAATCGCTGAATGGGACGACATAATGGAGGACGAAGGTGTCCCCGAAATTGACAGGCTGGATGAAGCCCTCAAAACACATTATGGGTATGGGAGAGCAAAAGCCATGCCCGGTCTTTCAATTCTTGACACTTCTCCACTTGCTTGCCCTTATTCAACACCGGAAGACCCGCTTAGTGCGTGCGGCAATTGTTATGCGTGCAAAAATCATTTCCTTTTCAACAATGCTCAAAACAACATGTGGGGCAGAACACGAATGTTGCATAATGACCCAATGCGCTTGGCTTCGGCTTACAAAGAGTCACTGTCCCCAATGTCGGCTCAATACAAAATGACAAGGAGAAGCCGACCACCCGTGAGAGGTAAAGTCAGTGGTGATTTGACACCGGGTGAATTGTCAATGCTTGCTGACATTATGGAACAACAACCTGATCATGACAAGCAAGACCTTTGGCTTGCTTCAAGGCAATATCCCACGATTAAGAACTTCTTAGATGCAAGAGGATGGGATGATTGGAACCCCGATAATATCCGACTCCGCCTTTCAATGCCCGGAAAGAAAACACATAACGATTTGCCCGGTGGGGATTTAATTTCGGAATTGCTCACCCATCCCAATGTCGTGCCCTCGTCTTATGACACCGTTGCTCCGGGCTATGTCATTTGCCCGAAAACCGAAAAAGGCAACACACCGCAGTGCAATTCAAACATAGATCCATTAACGGGACAAAAGGGTTGCAGGGCTTGTTGGAGCGATAAGCCGGTTGTTTATGGGCACCATGACGGCAAGCCTTCAAGGGTATTTTCACCCGAAGAAAAAGCGATGGGTCAAATGGAGTCAAGCCACAATACCCCGACTAATACTCGTCGTTTGCCGATGTTTAGGGAATAGGAGCCATTGGCATGTGGTTGGTGTGTGAAATCCCAGCGGCACCAGTCGGGCCGTTGTTTCCTTCACAAGTCTGCAATTGCTGAATCAAGGAATTGACAAGGTATGCGGTTTCCGTGTTCCCCGACACATTGTTCGCCACAGCCCACTGATTCAACCATGATATGTCGCTGTCAAACAAACGCTGTGGGCGTGTGATGTTCGCAATCAACAATTGATCGTCAATCCAAACCGCTTCGTCTTGAAGAATGCTTTCGGCACCATTCATCAAAGAAACCCATGCCGTAGTGCCTGTCGGTTGATTTGAGGGGGTTGCATAGAGTGGGTGGTTGAAATGCGCCAACACTGCGACAGCGGCCTTGAAATCAAAGTCAGCGGCCAAGTTCTCATCGGTGTGGCGTTGGATCCACGATGAAAGGAGAGGGGCACTATTTGGTGATGCGCTTACAATTCGGTTGTATGAACGCATGGCGGCGACGGCCTCCGGCATATTGGGGTTTGACATAGATAGCGGATAGCGTCGTCGTATTTAATCACAACCTTCATAGCCTTGACAGGAGTGGGATTTACACATGAGCCGTCATGTGTCAGTCGTGATGCCCGATGAATTGTTCGCTGAAATGGAAGCGGCAAGGGGCCGAGAATCAAAATCCTCATTCGTTTGCCACATATTGAAAGAGTTCTTCAAAAACCGACAAAAAGGAGATGATGAATAATGCAACAGCCAATAGTGCCGCAACCACAACGAATACCACCGTGGGCAGGAGGGGACGACAATAACCGGATCGACATCAATTTGATAGCCATGCTTCTATGGCAATCACTTTTGACTGGGGTTTCAGTCACAGTGTCGCATTTGGACTGGTATTTGCCGGACGCTTCACCGGGTGAAATGGGACTTCAATACGGTCTTATTGCATTCGGTTTCCTATGTGTCGCTATGGTTCTGTTTCATGTTGGGGGCATTCGTGACTCCCTTGCCCTTCGTGCCGAGTTCTCTCAAGAAGGACGCCATGACAAATGGCTCCGCAATCAACAAAGACTACAACAACGCCGCATGAGAAAGGACTACAACATGGCTCAAGAGGCTCAAATGTATAAGCAACAGGCTTGGCAACAGGTCGATCCGAATCAGCAAACTTTCGGCTTACCGAACACCGAAGAATCCAATAACGACAAAAATAACGAATAGTGTGGTGGGACATGATGTGGCCTTTCAATACCGCACAGGAAAGACAAGCGGAGGCCATGTCGGCTATTCTCGCTGAAAACGCATACGATAGAAGGATGGAGCGAGCCGCTTGGACTGTGAAATCCATACTTGCCTTTGTTGGGGGAATCGCTCTCACTTTCTTTGTTTTGCTGGGCTTGGATATTTGGCTTGAGATCAACCCGACTTCTGTTTGGAACTGGATTCGGGGGAAGTGAGGTGAATGGCAACATGGATGCTTGCTGGACACATATTGATGGGTTCGGCCCAATTAGCGGCCTATGTGTATCGGCTGATTAGACCACATAAAATCGGCATATTCGGCCCATCGTTGGCTGGCAAAACCACCCTCGATCAATACTTGACAGTTCCGGGGGACATCGATCCGATACCCGTTGAATTGAGAACCACGCATCCTGTGAAGAACGGTGCCTTTCAAACCCCCCACGCAACCAAAAAACAAGTGCGGTGGAAAGGGGAAAAGACACCAATAATGACAGCCGACATCGGGGGACAATCCCAATACTGGAACCTGTGGGCCGAAGACATGATTGAGCGAAACACAAGCGTGGTTTTCTTTGTTGTTGACGACCGTGTTGGTTGGTCGCAACCAGCCATGCAAGAAGCCGTTGCCGGTTTCAAATACCTCACCGATATTATCGTCAATCATAGGTTTCCCAGCACTTTCTCACGAAGCATGAAGAAAAAAGCAAAAAAATACAAACCAAAGGTCGTTTGCTTAGTTCTCAACAAAATGGATCTGTGGTGGACAAACGAGTCCCAGCAGATGTGGGATATGGGTTTGCGTCGTCAACACCCGATGGTGATGCCTTTTCAAGAAGATATGCGGAGGCTTAGAAAATCCGCAGTGGCGACAAATGTTGAGGCTATGGCGGCTCAATACGGGCTGAATGTGGAGGGTGCCGTGATAAGGACACTTAACATGATTTAGGCCGCAACCCTTTTCATGTTGTCAGTCCTCACAGGGTCAAGGGGGAGTTATGAGTGAGGTTCAACCCATTCGGCAACGGCGGCATTTCATTGAACGGTTTAACCGATGATGAATTGAAAATGCTGGCTGTTCAAACAGGCGTTTCATACAACATGTTGAAAACCCAACAGCGGGCTGAAATGGCGAGTGCTGGATCGACTGGTGGAGTGGAGGGAGAATCCCTTATCCCAACAGTGGAACTTAAACTCGTCACCAACACCAAAAACCCACGAAAGGCTCGCAAAAAGAACATCAAGAAAATGCGTAAAGCCCTTCGTCCACCAAACTACAATTTGGGTCTTTTCAAGGTATATCGCTACAACGCCGCACATGAGTGCGCTTGCTGTGGTGTTGATGTGCGCCGTTTCCTTGAAGGCGACAACGCATACAATCACATTGTTGATGAAAAGACAGGGTTGTCGTTGGCTGACATTTATTGGTTTGATGAAGACACTGGACAGGCACGAAAGCCTCTTGCCCGCACACACGGTGATCACGGCGACGAAATGAACAGCACGCTTTGTCCAGCACATTTGCACATTTACCACACCTTGAGGTGTATGGTTGATGAACACGAATTAGCCGAAGAAGGATTTGGCAAAGTGGTCGCAAAAGGAACTCGTTTCTTGAAAGTTCCCGGTTTGAGCAAGTCGCAAAGTAAAAATCGTTCAACCCCCGAATCATTGGCGAAGTATGCACAGTTCTTTCAAATGATTCAAAAAGACGCCCAATACTCAAAAGGAGTAGTCCTTAATCAGCACACCAACCCAATAACAGGGGTTGCGGATTTGGTGACAGTGACCTTTGATATGCGAGCCATGCAAATGGAACAAATGGCGCAACAACAATCTATGATGGGTGTTTCCCCTCAAGACATGCAAGGCACTATGGTGCCCCAAGAGCCGATGGTGGCGCAACAATAAACAGGTGAATAATATGGGACTTTTTGGATTTGGAGGAAATAAACCGGCAACGACACAACAATTCGGTGCCCCCTCTTTGGCCGCACAGCAAAACCAATTTGGTGGGATGCAAGGCTATGGGATGCAACAACCCCAGCAAATGGGTGCTATGGGAATGATGCAACAAGCACAGAATCCCATGATGCAACAAGCCGCTTCAGATCCTATTCTCGCAACCTCTCAATTGTTGTCAATGTATGACCCAGTGTCAGCATTTATTGTCACCCAAAACCTCCCGCTAATGCTGGACTTGATTGGTGAAATCGTGCAATTGTCGCTCAAAGAGTTCTTCAACAATGTTCAATTCAGCGTTGATGAAGGCAAAATGAAATTAGACACTGGTTCAATGCCTCAAACCCTCCAAACACTTTCGCCGGAAAACCTTGCTTTGACACTACAAAAGGCTCAAGGTGCCGCACAGAATGTGCTGAACCAAAACCAACAACAATTACAGATGTTCCTTGCGGCACACCAGCAAGGAATGATGATGAGCAACATGCAAGGGGCACAACAACCGGGATTCTTCGGAAGCCTTCTCGGAGGAATGATGGGCAACGCTGTTCAAAATCAAGGCGGTTTCGGAGCAACGATGGGGCAAGGCGTGAATATGGCCGCTAAGGCGGCACCATTAGGACTGTGATAACATGGGGAAGGAAGACGAACAAGCAATTAGCGGAGAGGTTTCGTGGTCGTCGGCCACGATTGATATTTTGAGTCCAAAGAAATTATTGGTGGAAAGTGCAACGATGATCTATATCATCGCCTTCATTCTTTTCTCCCTCGTCATTTTGGTTTGGAAAGGCCCAGCGTTGGGAACCAGCGCAGTGATGGCTATGTTCTTCGGTTTGATTCTCACTGGCACTATCGCCATCCGTCAATACGCATCCTTTCGCTATTGATGGGCGCAGGTATTCCGTCCCGCATTCACAGGCGTATGATGTGAAACCTCCCCCTCCCACAGTCGTTCAGCACAAATCACCGAAGTGTGCGGCTAAGAAAAAAGACGGTTCGCCGTGTAAAAACCGACCGATGCTTGATAGCGACTTTTGCGGTGTCCATCGCCGTAAGAATGAAAAGTGAAATAAACTCGCCCGCTATCGGTAAAATATGACGGGGAGGCGTGTTCGCAGGAATTGTCCTTTTTGTCAAGACGACAGGCGTGATCAATGGGAACAACAAATCCGCATTGGATTGCTTGAACCCGCCGAATTAGATTTGACCCATGACTGGCCCGAAGGCACTGCACATCGCCACATGAGAAGGCATTCCGGCGAGTATCATAACAATAGCAATACAGAATGTCCTCTATGCACTCATCCCGAAAGAGCCAACATTGAACACGCTGTCCTTGAGCGTCTTGTCAGTATGGACGACATGGCGACTGAATTGGACATAAGCGAAGAGGCTCTTGCTCAACACATGGAAAATCACACTCAACCTATCATTCAACGACAGGTCAACATGGAGATTATGCCCGCCGCCATTGACAGCGCACGCACGGCCATGCAACAAAGTGAGCGAAACCTCCAACGACTTAATGGACTCTTTAACGACCACTTGGATCTGATGCAAGAGGAACGGATGGAGTCGGGGACACTTGACTACAAGGGATTAGACACCGCAGTAAAACTGCACCGTGAAGTCCGTGATTCATTGACCGAGATTGGCGAGTGGCTGGAAAAGGCCGAGGCCGTTGGTGGCAACGAACAGGTCAGCGTCTTGACAGTCATACAAGCACACTTCTCCGAAAAGTCGCCCGAAGAGTGGCGAGTCATGCGTAAGGCGTTAGCCGAAGCGGGGGTGCTTGAAGATGGCTAATGAATGTGCAACGATGAACTGTGAAGACAAATCCGACAAAGACGATTTCGCATACTGTGGACAAGGCAATTGTTCCTCATGCGGTGGTGGATGCGGTGATGATAATTGCTCAAAGTGCAACCGCCGTCCAAAATGGGGTTCTAAGAAGGCATCCATTGACCGAGCGTTCAGCACAGGTTGGTCTATCATCAAAGCAAAGACACCTCGCTTTTGTCCCATGTGCATGTCTTCGGAATTAGAACTTGACACGAAAGAGGATAACCTGCGGGAATTGAAAGAGGGAAGAGGTTCATATCGCTTTGATAGAGATCCTGCTTATTTGAGGCGTGAAGAACAAAAAATCATGCAAGGCCCGAATTATTGGGGCTATTGCTTGAATTGTGATCATGAGATGGAGGGTTAGTCAATGGATGAAAGAGGCTATCAAACAATCCCAGCGTTGATGTTGAAGCACACCGAATACGCTGAACTATTGCACGGCAACAGCGACATTTTTACAATGTGTGAAGCACTGCAAATGTGCGACGCACTTGAAGAAGTCGTCGGGGTGTGGAAAGAAGGTCTTGACGCATTTGGCCTCACATCCCAAGAGGATTGCTCAAGTGAAGCATTAGGCGCAATCATGCTCATGCGTATGGGCTTTCACGATCTCAAGAAGGCTTTGCCCGAAGTTCCCCGTGAAGAAGCCGACGAACTTTTGCGAGCCGTAGCAAGGGCGTTCCTGCCTTTGGCTCAATCATACTCCAAGACACCAATGTTGGCGCAGTGGTATATGGGACTCCCTATACTCGTTGCCGAAACATACAACCGCTTGAGGGGGCAACGATAATGCAAGCAATAGGAAGAAACGCATTTTTAGCAGGACTTGAGTTCATCAAAGAAGATCCATGTTGGGACGGCTACGAGCAAGTCGGCATGAAAAATAAGGGAGGGCGTGAAGTGCCGAACTGTGTCCCAGCGAGCAAGAAAATACCGGACAGCAAAAAGAAAAGTAAAGTGAAGAAGTCAATTTGCTCTTGTCCCGAATGCCACATGATGGCTAAGGCACTTCTCACCAAAGAAAGCGACAAACCCTTTCACGGCTACAATCCAAACAAACACAGCCGCAAAGGCGGATTGAACGCTAAAGGCCGTGCAAAGGCCAAGCGTGAAGAAGGAGCAAACCTCAAACCACCAGTCACCGAAAAGAACCCGACTGGCAAAAAGAAGGCACGAAAGAAGTCCTTCTGTGCCCGTATGGGTGGTGTCAAAGGGCCGACCAGCAAAGGCGGCAAAAAGACACCAAAGGGTGCCGCACTTGATAGGTGGAATTGCTAATGAAAGACGGTTGCTGTTGCGGTGCGACAAAATCTAAACCATGCGTTTGCATGAAGAAAGGCATAACAAAATGTTCAAGCAAAGAGCCGAAGTGCCCTTGCTACAAAGCGAAGGATTTGAAGAAGTCTTTTGATGCTGGTTGGTCTGTGGTGAAAATGAACCCACGCTTGCCAAAGGACGGTGCGCTTGACGGAGTTCTTTCAAGGAACCCCGACCCACCAACCATGCACGCAGGTATGCCGAGAGATCCCGATTTGTTGGCTCGCTTGAAGCGAATGCACGAAGCAAAAATGAAAGAGGAAGAGGAAAACACTGTTGACTTTGACCCCGAAACCGCCAAATACGGAATTAACAATTTAGAGTGATTATTATGTCAATGGCAAACCCCCGTCGCAATCCCGGTGAAGAATCCTTGCGGGTTCAAGAGTTCACTGGCGGTTTTCGTGGGCGAGAAATGATGGGGGACTATGATGTCAACCCAAATGAAAACGCTGACGGTTTGTCCCACATCAGCCAATACGGTGCTGGCTCGCAAGAAACACGCGATCAAATGGATCCGGTGACACGCAAAAAGAAAGCCCTCAAAGAATTGGAGGGCGACATCCCACACATTTCAATCCAACCCGAAGAAATGGCTGAAACTCTCAACGACACCCCAATGATGGCTGGTGAAAGCGCACTGCTTGAATCGGGCATGGGTGTTGATATGGGGCATAAAAACGGCTTGAGCATTTCAGCCGGTGCCAACGCTGGCCCTGTTCAGCGTGAAGGGCCGGGAATGATTTTTGGCCGAAGCAACGACGCATTTGAAGACGCTTGGTCGTTGGTGAAGAACGGTGAAGATGAGGACTTACCTTCAAGAGAAGAAATGATTGGGGACATGGAAGACCAAAGAGCCGAAATGTTGCAGGATCAATACTCCGAGATGGACGAAGAAAAGAAGGGGAGAATGCAAGGATTCATGCTCTCCGACCTGTTTGAACTCAAAGATGTCGGTTTTGCTGGCACTTCAAAGGGCGGTTTTATGGAAGGTCAACCACCTATTACACCGGACTTGGCACCCGAAGCGGAAAGGCAAGCGATGGAGCAAATGCCTCATCCACTCGGAGGCTGGCCCGAAGGCTCGTTCAAATGGTTCGCTCCAACACCTATGGGCGAAGAACAAGAGTTCTCCGAAGACTTTCAAGAAAAACTCGCATCATCCGACCCTCGGTTCGTTTCCGACATCGTAAAGGCAAAGCGCAAAAAGAAAGGGCGCAAATACGAAGAGGACGAGGAATCCGAAGAGGATGAAAAGAAAGCAAAAAAGAAAGGCAAGAGGGAACGAAAGCGCAAAATGAAGCGTGGCAAGAAAGAAGCCAGTCGTCAACCCGAAAGCAAATCAAAGCGTCGTGCCGCCGCCGCTGAACAAAACCTCACACGCCACACCAAGCGTCAAGCATTTGCTCCACGCCGTATGTTTAGTGGCAATCCACGGGCGAAAGACATGCCCCTCCGACTCCGAGATCCGGTTGCATATCAACGCAAATTAGCGGCTGAAAAGTTCCGTCGTGAAATGGGTTCACTCCCAACCGGACAATCCGCACACGCCGATACAAGAGGTATCACAGGAAAGGTGCAAACAATCGGTATGGGCGGAAAGGGAACAAAAATGCCTTCACAACCCTCATCCAGTAAAGGCACATCCTTCAAAAAGCCAAAAAATGCTGAAAGGGACGCCGCTTTGCTCCATGACCCACTGGGCGGGGACGCATTGAAAATGGATATTGAAAAGCGTCTTCAATCAAGGGCAACCGACATCAGTGGCTTCACCCGAACCGAACTCCAATCCCTCAAGCGTGATTTGAAGAAACTCCTTGAAGCAGTTCAAAAATTGACAAAATCCACCCCCGAACTTGGTGCCGAAGCCAAAAGAGGGAATCAAGCAAGTGAGGAAAAAGCAAGTGCCCCGACCGGCCCGACTGAAAATCTAAAAGGTTGGAGATTTGACGACACCTCGCTTATGCCCGTGGCGTTTGCGGGGGCCAGCAAGCGATGAGCATTCTCCGCACACCGTGGTCTATTCTTGATCGATGCACCATAATTAACAAAGGTCTTGGGTTCTTTGACTTTAATGAACTCATCAACGGTTTGCTTGGAATGGTCGGCCCTAACGGCCAGTTAATGGGTTATCCAATGGCTATGGACGACATTACAGGCGAACATTTGACTGGCGTTGAAGCCGACGCTGTGTATGAAGCAATTTACAACGCCGACCCATCAGATCCGCAACACTTGACAATCCAAGAAGCCGCTTTAATCCAAGCGGGGCCACAGGGCGATGAAGACACTTACAAAGCCGCACTGCAAAAAGCAATTGAAATCGGCAGTAAAACCATCAACCACGCCGTTGAAGTGCAAAATCACCTATGGGGACAAAAGCGTCAAGAAGCCTCCATGACAGGAAAAGGTCTTGACAAAATACCCGACGATTTACCACTGCCCTTCAAGACCGATATGGGGCGTGCGGTTTTAGATTCGCAGTGGCGTGAAGGGGTTTGGGGGCCACAGAAGAAAGAAACACCGTGGCAATTTGACGCATACGGTGTGCCTAAACTTCGGGTCGGAAACCGAGATCAAGAAAACTTTCAAAACGAATCATGGAACCGACCATATCACGAAGGACTCAAGTGGGTGCGTGAGCAATCGGGCCACACAGGCAATACAAGCAAAGTCATTAAACCCGGCAAAGTTCGGCCAAACGGCATTTACATTAACAATGAAGCATACAAGCATAGTATTGCTATGGTGAATGAAATGGCTCAACAGGCTCAAATGGGCGGCTATGAATTGACACCCGAAATGGTTCAAAACGCATGGTTGAATCACCCAGTGTTGAGCCAACACGCTCCCGAAAACAAAACCAACATCCAGCACCTCTATGGCATTCGCCGACGAGAAGCCGCACAGTCACCCGACACACCCGGCATTGTCGCCGACGCTGTGCCCGAAGGGCCGGATGCCGCACAGCAAGCAATTGAGCAACAGCAAATGCCTCAATCCCCAATGGACGCATACAGCACATGGTTTGAAGATGGGTTCAAGAGCGAGAAGGGCGTGGACTTGTATGCAAACTCATTTGCCAACAAGCGTGCTTACCTCCCTAAATTGCACCAATACTTGGGTGACAAATACAACATGGGCGACAATATGCCTTCAATTGAAGAATTGGTTGCTCAAGGTTCCGGCAGGGCTGGGGCAGATCGTCTTGTCAGCGGTTTCATCAGTCACATTCAAAGAACCAATCCGGGCATTCAGCCAAACCAAAACAGGATGCAAGAACCTCAACAACCACAACCTCAACCCGAACCGCAACCTCAACAACCACCTCAACCCACAAACACAGGACAGCCACAGGGGCCGCAGGGACTTCGTGAAGCGATGGAGCGTCAAAAAGCAAGGAGAGCGCAAGCCCGTGAACCTCAACAACAGCCACAGCCACCAGCACCTCAACCCGAACCACAGCCACCAGCACCCCCCGTCGTTCAGCCCCAACCACCAGCACCTCCTGTGCCACGCCAACAACCAGCACCACCAGTTCCTCGTCAGCAACCAGCACCACCAGCAACAGTGGGACAAATACCCCCCAACATTCCCCCCGAACAACCTCCTTCTCGCCTAAATGCTTTTCAAGCGCAACCTGCTGGCTCTCAACGGCAGGACGGCCCGCCACGATTTAGAGAGGGATGGAGAGGAATGGCTGATAAACTTGCATACCTCACTGGACGAGGTGCCGGACGCATGGGCAACATGTTCGGCAAAGAGGACATTGAATCCATGCTTGAAACCGTCCAATGTCAAATCGCTTTGCAGGATGATACCATCGCAAAGTCCGTCCCCCACACCCCTATGATTCAATCCAACGCAACGGATCTCGCCATGATGGCGGGCCAAATACAACGCCCAGTGTCCGATGTCGTCGCCATCCTCAATAGCAGGGGCGACTGGCGTGAGATGTCCAAATCAATGGACATCCCGTTGGATTGCATACAATTGGTGAAGGTGACTTTCAATGATCAGTAAGCGTGAGTTCAGTGCAGACAGAATGGCAAGAGCGAGAATGCTTGCTGAAAGAGAGGCTTTTGAGAAAGGGGCAAAATGGGATGCCGCAAAAAGGGGAATGATGAATCCTATTCAAAGTGCAAAAGGGGTGGCGAACCGCCTCGGCGATGCCAACGAAAGACGAAAAGCAAGAGGCGAGTTCAACCAATTAGGAGCAACGGCTCAAGCATCATTCGGTGGAGATGCCGATGCTTATGCAAATCAAATCAGTGATAAACGCAGGAAAGGGAGAGAAACTGAACAATTGGACGCTATGAACGCTAAGGTCGGAAATCCACTACCAGCCGCCGCCGCACCAGCGGCAGGGGCACCAGCACCAGCGGCAGGGGCACCAGCACCAGCGGCAGGAGCCGCACCGGCAGGAGGCGCACCAGCACCAGCGGCAGGAGCCGCACCAGCAGGGGGCGCACCAGCAGGAGGCGCACCGGCAGGGGGCGCACCGGCAGGTGGAGCAGGAGCAGGAGCCGCACCAGCAGGTGGAGCAGGAGCAGGTGGAGCAGGAGCAGGTGGAGCAGGAGCCGCACCAGCACCAGCGGCAGGAGCCGCACCGGCAGGAGGCGCACCAGCGGCGGCACCAGCGGCGGCACCAGCGGCGGCACCAGCGGCGGCACCAGCAAACAACATGCAACAAATGGCACAGAACATGGCGTTCGGTGCTGACGCTCAAGCAATTCAAGCCGGAAAAGGCGGCGAAAAGCAATCGTGGATGAAAGACCGTTCATTTGGTGGAAAGGTTGCCGATGTATTGTCAATGGGATTAACAAGCGGTATGGGGTCAACAGGAATCATGGCTCGCAACCAAGCCAACAAAAAGAACGAGGCGCAAACACAACGCTACAATCAAGCACAGAATAACATGCAACAACGCTTCATGGGCAACCAAGTGGCGAACCCAATGTTCGGCAAAGCCCAAAAATCCGCAGATCGTATTCACCGTTCAATTGAACATATTATGCTACGCAAACAAATGAGAAGGTGATTTCAAATGGATAGATACGACGACATGCTACTCAAAGCCCGTGCTGAAATGCTGGGCAAAGAACCACTACGCAAAGCACCACCGCATGATGCACTTTTCTCGCATGTGTGGAACCATGTTGTCAAAGCACCCGCTGACGATCCATACGGTTTAATGCAAGGCTACCAAAACGAAAGAAACCAACAACGACAACAACAAGTGCAAGAGCGCACACAGTCTTCACCAGCACCAGCCGATCCGTTCGGTCAAATGAACGAGGGTGCATCGCTGGATGGGCCAACACAAGGCATGGGGGCTAATTTCCGTCAAGGGCGACAAGAAACCCGTGATCCAAACAAGACGGGAATGTTTGGCCGAGCCAAGCAAGGCATTGGCAATTTTATGAACAGATTCAAACGAACACCCTCCCAACAAACCGAAAGCACTCCACCTTCACTTCAAGAGGAACCAGCACCGGCTGACGAGCGTTCATTTATGGACACACCAAGAGCCGAACTCCCTCCGTCGTTTCGATCATGGAACCGATATGGGAGCCGTGAAGAAGAGTTCCCAACAAGGGACTGGGTTCGCAATAACATGGATGCTGGCGGAAACGATTTAGCCGAATGGGAAAGAATGAATGCCCTTCGGGAACAGCGAGAAGCCGAAACCCAACAAACTCAACAAGCCGAGCAAGGCAACGACCTCCGAGCCGCTACAAGGGACAAAATGACCCCATCAGCATGGCCGTCGCCTATGCAAGAAGCACAGGAGAGGAAACCTGCTGTTGACGCTGGCATGGACGCTATGCGTGAGCCAGTGGACAACGACTTCTATAACCGCTTTGCTGGTGTGGAGGAACAACCGATGAGGCAACCCCAATCCGAAGCCCCAGCACCAGTGGAGGAACAACGAGAGTTCAGTGATCCGTTCGGTCAAATGAACGGATTAGAGGAACGAGAAGAACTGCCTCCCGACTTCAATACTGAAATTGAACCTCAACAAATGCTAATGACTGACCCTCCGTATATAGGGGGACAGGAGGAAATGACCGAAGAACGGCAAAATGAGGATGCACTTTCTTACAAGGAGAGGGCATCTAAGAATGCGGAGGAAAGAAACCCGGAAGCCCTTCAACGGTTGGAGGAATCGCAAATGCTAATGACTGACCCTCCGTATGTGGGGGAACAGGAAGACGAAAACCCCGATTGGATGAAGGGCATGGACGAAGAGGAATACACCGATTGGGCACGGTCAATGAGAAATGAATATGGCGGGCAGGAGGAATCACCCCGTGCTACGACACGAACTGGGACAGAAATACCACGAAAGGCGTTGCCAGCACCAAAGGTGGCACCCGAAAACCGACAATTGCCCGAATCAACCGGAGAAAACAAACCCGGTGAAATGGCTGGCATCCCGTCCAAAGCACGCACAGGATTCAATGAAGTCAACAACCGAAGCGAAGGCGACAAGGCCAAGCAAGATCCAAGAGCAAGAGGAAAAAATAACCGCTTGATGGAAACAAAGCGCAGGGAAAAATTGCGAAACGAAAAATACAATGTCATGCCGGAGGAACAGCAAGAAAAAGCACCTCCAAAGAAGGCCGCACCAAAGAAGGCTAAGAAAAGCCCAGCCGCAAAGGCTGTGAAGAATACCGACAAAGGCAAAGAAGTCGCCGAAGCAAACAAGAAAGGCGCACTTGAAGGCACCGAAGAAATGCGAGAAGAAGCACCAAAGAAAGGTGCGGCAAAGGTGAAAGCAACAACCTCCAAAAAAGCACCTAAAATGGAAATTGGTGAAGGGGCTGAAAGGATTGAAGCCAAGCCAAAGAAGGGTGCGGCGAAGGTGAAGGCAACAACCTCCAAAGCCAAGCCAAAGGAAGGCTCGGCTCTCGCAAGGGTGAACTCACTTGACGAAAAGCGAAAGGCAGGGGAAAACCCCAGCAAACCGTTCGCCAACAAAGCAAAGCCAGCACGCAAGCGCACCAAGAATCCAAAGAAAGCCGCTATTGAAGGACTGGGTGAAGCGGCGGCTCGTTCAAGAACACGACAGGCCGCAAAAGCAAAAAAAAACGAGCCAAGTGAAGAAAGCGCACCCGAAAAAGAATACGGTTTGAGTATCAGCGGCAGTGCATCCGAAAGCGACATCAGCGAAATTATGGAGGCCGCAAGAAACGGCAACAAGTCGGCTCAATCGGCGGTGTATAACAACGCCGCAACCTTAGAGGATATATTCAAAATACCTGTTGACGACATACGAGAAGCGAGTGGCCGGTGAACGCCATGAGTGCCCCCGTAGCAGATCTCGCCCGCCAAGTGGATTGGGAGATGGGACGCAGGGATTTCAAGTATTTTTTTGAAGACATTTGCGGAAAAGAAGAAAATTACATGGTCGCCGACTTTCACCAAGAATGGTTTGATATGAGCGAGAACCATAACAAAACATGTGTTATCGCTTCTCGTGATCACGGAAAGTCTGTGTTTTATCGGGTGTATTTGTTATGGAAAATGGCTTACAACCCCGGCACAGAAGTATTATTCTTTTCACACAGTCAACACCAGTCCATTGAACACATGGCGAAAATGAACGAATTGATTGAATCAATACCCACACTTCAACATTTGAAACCAAAGCGTGGGTGGGCGAAACAGAAGTTCAAGTTCACCAACAAATCCTCAATATCGGCTATGTCAGTCGGCAAAGCAGTTCGTGGTGCCCACCCCGACATTGTAGTGCTGGACGACATATTATCCAGTGAAGCGGCTACGCAATTGACGCATATTGCTTCATGGTTTTACACAGCCCTCCTGCCTGTTCTCCACCACACCGCACAGTTATGTATCGTCGGAACTCCGTTTTCATACACTGATTTATACCAAGAACTCAAGGGCTTGAAAGGCTACAAAGTGGGCGAATACCCAGCAATAAGCGAAGAAACAGGCCATCCACTTTGGCCCGAACGCTGGTCGCTTGAAGCACTACAACAACGCCGTGGTGAAATGACTTCAATTGCTTTCACCCGTGAATACCTGTGCAAACCTATTGCCAGTGAATCAAGCCTATTCCCAGTGGACATGACTGATCCGTGTAAAGACGAAGACCATGCCTTTGTCTTTGACCCGTATGCGGGCGACTTTGATGAGAATGTCAATTATTACATCGGGTGGGATCCTGCTATCAGCCCCGACCGAAAAGCCGACTACACTTGCATGTGCGTTTTGGCTATGGACGAAAACCGACACAAACGGGTCGTTTGGATGCACCGAGAAAAGGGAATGGATTTCAGTTCTCAAATTGACAAAATCATTGAACTGAATGCTCGTTTCAACCCAGTCATTGTTGAACTTGAAACAAACAATTTCGCTCAAGCCTTTCATCAAGTCTTGAAAGAAATTAGTGATTTACCTATCAAACCATTCACCATGAGCCGCATGAGAAAAGAAGCGATTATGCACTCACTTCAATTGCACTTTGAACAGCGTCATTTGATTTTGCCATACAAAGACGAAGGCAGGACAAGGCGCATGATGGACACCCTACTCAATGAACTTTCAATGTTCACTATGTTGCCCAACGGGAAAATGGAGTCGCTGGGCAAGCACGACGACACAGTTATTGCCCTTGCACTCGCAGTTCAAGCGACAAAGGAATATAGGGACAACATCGTCGTCCTTGATGGGGCGGCATGGTCGCAACGCTTGGGGTGGAGTGAAGTATGACACGAATTATGTGGGATAGCGAAGTTCGTTCAATGGACGACGCCCTTATCAAATTAGCACCATTGTTAGCCGGAGCCGCCCGATTAGCGGCACCAGCCGCAAAAAAGTTAGCACCCATCGCCGCAAAGGAGGGTGCAAAAATGGCCGCACCAAAAATCATGGATGCGGCAAAGGGAAAAATCACCGGCCTTCTTGATCAGAAAAGGCAACAGGAACAGGAATTGGCTGAAACAGAACAGCAGATTGAAACCAATGAGCAAGAGCAAGAAGTGGAACAGCCGGAACAGCAACAACAACAAACCCCGCCGCCAACAGGACAACCCATGCCACCTCAAGCGACCGCAGGTTCCGAGATAACAGGCATGAAGGGTGGCGACCAACCAAGCAACCCAACCGAACAACCCGGCACTACGGCCACACCCGTCGTGGGAGTCAGCAAATCCTTCTTCAAAGATGAAATAGGAATGAGTGGTTCAGATCTAATTGACCTCTTTCAAAAAGCAGGTGAAACAGAAGCCATACCGGCGGTTGTTGAATTGTTGCGGCAAGAGCAACATGCTGTGCTAAAATCATTTGACTGGTGGGACGAAAACGATTGGGGGCTTTTGGAACTACAAGACAACGACTTCAACCTTCTCACCATTTATCCCGAACGATTGGAATATCAATTAAGGAAAACAGTGGCGGGTGTTAAAAAAGCCCAAAGCCAAGACGAATGCCGAACGATTTGGAAAGCGTGGCATGATAGATTGAATGCTGAAAACCGCTTGAGCCGCAGGGAAAGAAGTGTTCTCAAAGAATGTCTTAACACACTGCAAAAGCACGGTGACATGAATGCCGCAACCATCACCAGTTATGGTGTGGATGCGACCACTGCCGAAGTCGCTGGCCTCATCAAAACATACGGTCATTTGTATGACATGAAAGTGGTGGGCAAGGGAACCAAATACGATGATCGAACACTCCATTACGGAGCCAACAAACCACCAGTATTCTTGAAGAGAATTGACTCGTTTATCGGGAATCTGTGGGAGGTTGGTGGTGAAATGTCCATAACAAAAAGCGGAATACCCCGTCTTACCCTACCGTTTAGCACAAAGCGTGCCGAAGATTACACCAATGTTTTGAAGAAGGAATTGGGTGTGGAGAGTATTATGTGGGAGGGTCGCCAGTTCTTGATTGAAGGAGATCGAGCCGTTTATGAGGCGGCTAAAGTCGCACTGCCGTATTTAGAAAAGCAATTTTCCGAAGCGGCCATTTTACTTTCAGCACTTGAAGGGAATGAAAACGCAGGTCGTATCATCGCCTTTAAGCAAGCAATTCCCGAAGATCAAGTGTCAATGCTCAAAGCATGGAACACTTCAATTGACGGATTAGATGAATGGAAAGAGGTGATTGTCAATGACCGCCGATAAGAAACGCATTGACCGATTATTCGCCGCACTTGGTGTGGATATGGAACGCCATTCAACACCCACGCCCGAAATGCCTTTGTTTCAAAGCGGCGTTCAAGAACCAGCACTTTTGCAGGGAATCACTATCCCAGCCCTCTATGCGGCTTCTTTTGAATGTCTTGTCCTCCGTTCTATTCTTACACACCTCGCAACAGAATGTTTCCGCAAAGGCTGGGTTTGGAAACCAAAGTTCGTTTCAAAATGCCGAGAGTGCGAAGAGGAATACCAAAAAGAAGTGGACTCCTGTTTGAAGTGCGGTGGCGAAGTCCGACCGGCTGACAAAGCGCAATTGGATTATGCCGACGCTTTGTTGAACTCCGAGAACAGAATGGCTCAATCATTCCTTGAAGTTCTCCGTGAAATTGAAATGGATTTGAATATCGTTGACGATGCTTACATCATACTCACAAAAGAATACTTCGTGGATCCTACAACGGGCAAGCCGCAATTTTATCGCATCAAAGAAATAACCCGTGCTGACCCAATTTTCATGCGTATTGTCGCTGACAAGCGTGGTGTTCGTGGTGGCAAGCAATACACCAGCCTCCTTGACCGTTCATTCCGAACAGGCAACAAGGACGAGAAGTGTCCTAAGACTGGGTTGCCAGTCGTGCCAGTTCATTACATCAACCTCGCTGGTGTGGGCGCAGGTCAAGTCTATACCGAAGGCGAAGTTATCCACATCAGCAAATGGTCGCCGTCTAAACTCTATGGTCGCTCTCCTGTCGCCACACTATGGCGTCAAGTGAACACACTCATTTCAATGGACAATTATGTCTATTCTGCATATCAAAAGCGAAGAATGCCAAGAGGTGTTATGGTGATTAAATCGTCCAACCTTGAAACGGTGGAACGAACAGCACGAAACATACAGGAACACCTTGAGCGTGACCCGAACTACATTCCCACCGTTGGTGTTGAAACGGAGAGTGGTCGTGGTGGTCTTGAGTATGTCCGTATGATGGACACACTTGAAGAACTCCAATACATTCCTATCAAAGACGACATACGACAGCGTATTTCATCATTCTTTGGTGTATCAAATGTCTTTATGAACGATGTTTCCGGCGGCGGATTGAACAATGAAGGTATGCAAATTGTTGTCACGAATCGTGCCCTTGCGGCCAGTCAAAACCTTTACAACAAGCGATTATTCCCGTTGTTGCTCCAAGCATTACAAATTGATGAATGGGAAATGTCCCTACACCCACACGAAGAAGAAGACGAAATCATGGTTATGCGTCGTGATGAAATGGCGATTCGCAATATGCTTCAAATGAAGCAAGCGGGCTATGATGCCAAACTCCGTGACGATCAAGGCATCCTCCAATTCTCCTACAAAGAAGCACCACCTCCACCTCCACCTCCACCGGGCGCAACCAACGCCGCACCCGCACCACCGGACGGAGGCGGGCCGGTTCAAACCAGCAATTGGCTCTTACCTCCAACAATGGACGACATTTTGAAAAGAACAGAAGCAGATCCAGTTCATGGGCAGGAACCCATCCCCGAAGCCATGCGAACAACATACGGCACAGATTTGAAACCACTTCGGCGTGTTGGTTTATCACAGTTAGGACTCAAGAGTCGGCGCACCTCCGGCAAGGGCAAAAGCCCAACCGATGTGAAGCGGTTTGAAGGTGCCCACCACATGTCCTCAACCGAACGAGATAGCAGGGACACTGCCCCTCAAGGAATTAAGAATGCGGAGGAACGCATTAAGAACTTAGACAGGCGGTTGGGACTATGATTCTCCATAACCTTCATTTAATGGGATAGCATGGGATGGTTTGGTTAAGATGAACGAAGGCTTTCTTGATTTTGGAATAATCGCAAAAATGGATCCTATGGCACGCCGAGCAACGGCAAGTATGGAGGCCATGCAAAACGCAATCGCACACAACAATATGGACGATGTAGCAAAGCACATTGAACAGGCAAAAAACGCACTATCAATCCTTGAGCGCGATCTCAACCTCGCTAAGTCAATGAAAGCGACAGCCGCAATCACCAAGAGCGAAACTGAAATCATTCAAGGCACAGGACAAACTCTTGGGAATGTCGGACGCCATCAAAACACCGTGAGCGATTACGACGGAACCGAAGGAGCAACAGTTCTCGGCGTTTCCCGATATGGTCGTTCTTCAACAATTTGGCGACCACAGCAGGAGTGATCACAATGTATCGTGGTTCACCGTCTATTGCCGACCGAATGCGAGTCTTGGATTTTGCCGCTTCGCTCCGCAAGGCTGACGACATGGACAGTGGTTCAAGCGGTCAAATGGTTTCAAACCCGATGCCAACAAGCCCTCCTTCTTCACCTATGAGTTCCCCGCCCGAAATGACTGGCGGCGGTGGCCCATCGCCCGAAGAAATGAGCGCACTCGTTTCAAGTGGCAAAGTGTATGGCAACAGCAAAGAAGCATTGGCTGATTTTGAAATGCGCCTCACCGAACTCGCAACCGACATCACCGCACACATCGGGACTATCGGCCAATCCAAATACACAGACGATCTAGATGGCGACTCCGTTATGGGACACGCTTCTTCACTTATGGCTCTCCGAAGTCAAATAGAAGAAACACGAAACTTCGTTGAAGTCGTGCGACTCAAAGATGCTGGAATGGTGAACCACATGCCCGGAATGGGTATGCCGCCCGACATGAGCGCACCTCCTATGGGTGGACTACAAAACATGCCAGCACCCGGCCCAGCAGGTATGCCACCCGGTGGAATGCCTATGCCCGGCCCAATGATGGGAGGCATGTGATATGAGCGACAATGCAGGTGAAGCAACCGCCGATTTGTTGAAAGAAATGGTCGGAGAACTCCGTCTATTGCGACAAAGGGTGGAACAATTAGAAACCGAAAACGCAACGCTCTCCAAAGCAGTGGACGACCCCGAAACACTGATGAAAAAAGCAGGATGGCTCAAAGCCGTCACTCCGTTATCCGCCGAAGTCTATGATCCTCTTAACCGTGAGGCTGGCGACGCACCAGCGTTTGTCAGTGGATTCGGAACTGAAATGCTCAACAAGGGAATGGATGAATTGAAAGAATGGCAACAGATGGAAAACTCCATGCCGAGCCACACCACCCCTTCTTCAATAAAATACAGGTGATTACAATGCAACCACGATGGCACGAACCAAAAAATACAGCCGAAGGCGAACTACTACAACATGTGCTACAATTAGAGCAAATCGTCAAAATGCGAAAGAACATGAACTGCATGGGTTGTAAATCCGACGATTGCCCGTCTTGTTCTAAGAAAGCAAGCAAAGCAGGTCAAATTAAAGTCACGGACGCTGACAGACATAACAACAAGGTTTTCGCTGACATCATGGGTGACGGTGATGAAGACGCCGCACACAAGAACTATGAAGAAGCCAGTGAAATGGATCGCAAAGGTCAGTTCAAACCAAACCGTGGTGATGAAAAGAAACCGACCTTGAAAGGACGAGGCGGCATGTTATCCAATTTTGATTTCAGCAAGAATACCGGCAAGGGAGAGCCTATCGGTGAAGGAGGTCAAAGAATGACTCAAGAGGAAGCGATGGGTGGTGGCAAAAACGACCGCATGGGTCAGCCATATACCGTCGATCCGAAAGTTAGGAGTATGCACAGCAGAAAGCGATTTGATGATGGGTCAATAAGCCATACAGGAAGAGGTGGGCGTGGCTATACAAACGCTGGTAGTAAAATCACACGAACACCACGACCCGGTGTCGGACAACGCTCGGATTTCAGCACAGAAGGTGATGGGTCAAGTGTGCTTGAGCCTAAACCCGAATGGATGGTGGACAAAGGCGACATCACCTCACAGTTCCTTGCATCAAAAGGCGTTATCGTCAAGTATGAGCAAGAAGGCTCCGTTGAAAACGGCGTCCCTCAATTTATGGATCACAGCGGCGGAACACCGATTGAAGCAAGACCATATCAAACGAATGGGACATACCCGGACTTTAATGAGGTTGCACCCAAAAAATCATCCATCAGCGAAGTGGCTAAAATGCCAGCATACGCAAAGACGGGGTATGATGAAAAAGGCAGTTCAGTCCACATGCACTTAACAAACGGAGGCGACCGCAAAGGCGGCAATTGGAACATCGCTCCAATTGAAGAAAGCCTCACGCAATTGAGAAAGGGATATGGAAACCCCGGAATCATTGAGGAAATTGCCTCCCTTATGGAAAATGTCGCAAAGAACCTCTAATTGGAGGTTTAGGCATGGATAGGCAAGAGTTCTTGAGAATACGCACCGACACACTTCTGTCGTTGGTGTCAAACCATGAGGTCAGTCACGACCTGTATTTGAAAGCCTTCTCCGACTACTACGGGGATGAAACCTCAATTGAAAAAGAAGATCAGGCTATTCTCGGTATGCTTCCTATGACAGCACCACCTCAATATCACATGGAAAACATGGATAACCCGTCACCAGTCACCACACTCAACCTCCCCAGTGGTTATGAAGACTACATCGCAGGACAACGCAGGTTCGTAAAGACATACGCCCAAGACTGGCCTATGGCGAGTGAAAAGAACCGATTCGGAAAAAGACACCCGTTGTCATACGATTTGCCAACCATGCCTTTACTTCACGGTGCGGAATGGGGCGAACCGGCTTTTGTCGATCACCTTTTGCATTTGATTGAAGAGGATGAAGAAGGTCAATCGGTTATCAAATCCATGAAAGACGCTGAACGCATGGGCGTTATTCCCAAAGAATACGCAGGAATCGTCGGTCGCCCGACTGAAAGCCTTCACGACCTTTACATGACCGACCGCAGAACCCGTTTTGCTTATGCTGACGATGATGAATACATTGATGCAAAAAAGGAACAATGGGGTGGACGCAACAGTCGTCTTGGTTTGCTTTCATATTTATTCGGCCTTGAATGGCAATCCTCCGACCAGCGAGAGGCTTTTATGGACACTCTCAAAAAATTAGGCGGAACCGAAGGGCCAGCAGATCCTAATGCTCGCAAAGTTATGAATGACTTCACTGCCTCATCCGGCATTTCATGGGATAGGGCAAAACGCAATTGGTTTGAGCGTATTATCCCCATAGCCCGTTGGTGGGAACGCCCATCGGACAGACACGGGCCAGTGTCAGCGGAGGACATACCCTCCGGGTTAAATCACATGAAATCGCCGTGGGTGAAGAATGCTGACATGGTTGACCCAAATGACAACATGATTGAACCGTCAGCAAATCACCATTGGTGGTTGCCGTTTCAACATTGGGGAGGGGTTGGGCGTGATGCACAGTCGCTTCAAACCATGTTGAGAGATTCATACCCAGCCGCTATGCAGGGATGGCTTGGTGATGAAATGATTGGTTTTCTCGCTGACCGACAGCACCCATTGAATGACAGCGAAGACGCATACCACAGCAGTGGTTCATCATTTTTCCCTCAAACAGCAAATCACCCGATGATGGCTGGACACCCGCACCGTTCGGCAGTATCAACGGGGTGGGCGGCTGGTTCTGATCATCCGTATGTGCGTTCATTCCCACGCCGACGCTCTCTTTGGTCGTCTGTGTCAAACGGCGCACATTTGCACCCGTCGGAAATAGAAGGCGGAGGCAAACGCATGATTATCCCATCGTATGCTTTTGCTACAAACCCGAACGGATTAGGACGAATCATTTCTTCTCACACAGATCAAGGACAACCAAGAATTGGCCCTACACGGGAAAGGCACCCCGGTGACGAAGAATACCACACATTTCATAACGACCATTATGAAAAAAGTGATGTTTTAATCGGCCAAATGATGCAAAAAATGGCTATGGAATTGATGGCTGAACACGGCCCTGCACTACTGCATGGGACAAAACCAAACGACATCACAGGAAACACGCTCGCCCGTGGAAACCTGCAACAATTGGCTAAAGCGGCCAACATGCAATTGATGAGAGGTGGAGGTTTGGATAAAATGACAACCTTCGCCCCAATGGTTGCAGGGGGAGGACTTGCCACCCAAGAAGTGCCTCTTGGGCCAATCCATCCTCAATCACACGCTACAATTCCGCCAGTGTATTTGACAGGCGATAAAGACGCTTGGGGACATAAAATGCCAGCGACCCTCGCATTTAATTGGGACAGGGAAAACAATAGCACACGGTTTGAGGTAAAGGACAAGCCGTTTGAAACTCTTCAACGCACCGTCCATGAAGGCCATGTGGGAATGGTTCACCCTACACATGCAGATCACGCATTGAAACCAAAGGTCAATTCAATTCCGGCTCTTGAAGTCACTGATGAAATGGGCGCACCTCCTATTCTAAATGGCGACATTTTCAAAGCCGACGATTATGAACCAACGGGAGTGTTTGAGAAAGTCATTGTCCCAGCACATACTGTTTATGATTTTAGTTCAATAGACGACTTGAGAGGATTCACTGGTGATTGGGTCGTTCAAAAGAAACCCGAAGGAAAGCGTGTATTCATCCAAAAGAAAGGCGGCCATATCAAAGCCAGCAACGGAAAGGGCAGGGATGTGTCTTTGCCGAAGAAGGTCAAAGAAGGCATACGCAAACAAGAAGGAGATTGCACTTTTGACGGTGTTTTGAAAGACGGCAAGTTCCGAGCCATCGATCTGTTGGTGCATAAGGGCGACGACATTCACATGGAAAAATTAGAAGACAGGCTCACCATCCTTCGCACACTTTACGAAACTGACGAAGGCGTTTCATTCCCAATGCCAGCCGACTGTAAGTTCAGTGACCGTGAAGGTTTGCGGTCAAACATGGACGCACTTGGCGGAGAACTATGGCTTCGTGACTCCACCTCCACCTTTATGAAAGGAAAAGAAGCACACCATAAATGGGTTCACTACGCACCGGACGGAGATGGTGTCAAGAAAATGTATGGGCCGTTCCCATCGGTTTCTATTCGCAACAACCGAATGGTGCTTGAATACCCCGGACACCCTGCACCGTTGGTGGTGAAGGGTGAGTGGGATGGGGAAGGTTTTGACTATCAAGGATTTGAGAAAGGTTCACGGCCACTATTGATTCACGCTGAAAGGCAAATGAATGTGTGGGGGCCAGTCGGTGTTCACTTGCTGAAATATGAAATTAGTGAAATTACACCATACCCACCATTCATCAAGACCGCTTCTTCAACGCTTTTCAAAGCCTCCTTATTGGACACCGATGGAAAGGCGAATCCGGTTGAAGAGATACTGACTCACGCCCGACAACACTTGACGGGTGGTGACGAAGCACTGACCCCAGCCGAATTGAAGGCTAATGTCAAAGGTTTGACCGATGAAATGCTCGATCAGTTCGGTGCCGAATATGGTTTAGAAGCCACTGAAAACGGAAAGTGGACTGTCAATCAAGCGATTGACGACGATATGATGGGGGAAAAGGCCATCAGTTCACCAATAGCAAGGATAAGCGGCAGTGTTCAAGGTGGTGGCTGGGCTGGTATGATGGACGCTTATACGGCTCCAAGAGGGCCAACCGAATTACTTGACGACGAGGCAACGCCGTTTTTTGACCCAATGCAACCGGATGATGCCCAATTAGAGGGAATGCCACAGCACATCAAGATCCAAACAACAGACGGGGAGGGGGAAGAGATTGATGGGGATTTAACCCTTGAAGGCAACACTGCGACCCTGCGTTTCCCTCAAAAAACAGAACAAGAAGTCAAGGATGAGCAAGAAATTAAGGTGCCTATGGAGGATTCGGAGGGGGACGGAATGATGCCTCCCGAACCCCCTGCCGCCCCTATCGCTTAAATACCATGACATAAAATGGGTGAGATAATGGCGACCACTGCAACATGGACAGCGACCGGAGCAGACTTCATTTTGAAGTCAGCAACCGGAAACGATCTTGTTATTGCTGGCTACGCTTCTGTTGACATGGTTGATAAGCAGGGAGATAGAATCCCTGTGTCGGCTCTCAAGAAGGCATTCAACGGCTTTATGGCCGACCCAGCATACCGAAATGTGCAATTAGCGCACAGTGGTATTCAAGTGGGAGAAGTTCTTTCAAATTATACTGACAGTGAAGGCCGAGTATGGAAATCCACTGTTGATGATCACGGACTGTTTGTCGTGTGCAAGATCCGCAACGACATTGAAAAGGCCCGTGAAGTCCAAAAGCAAGTTCGCAGTGGCGAACTGCGAGCATTCTCCATTGGGGGCCAAGCGTTGTTCCGTGTTAGCAAGACTACACCGGAACACGGCACCCACCGTGAAATCACGGACATGGAATTGCATGAAATTACTTTGTGCAAAAAAGGAATAAACCCCGAAAGCACATACACCCTACTGAAAATGGACGATGATAACATGAGCAACGAAGCAGAAACCCTAACCGAAATCCGTGACGCTTTGTCACGAATCAACAAGCAAATTGAACAACCAACATACGAAGAACCAGTATATGCTGATGATTCGTTGGCTAAGGAAGAAGAAGCCGCAGTGGCTTACATTGACTCTCTTGAAAAGTTCGCACACCAGCAAGGCGTGAACCTTGACGGCCTACGAGATCACTTTGGACTCGGCAAGGCTTACATGGTCGGCGTTGATGGAGAGCATGGATTCGGACACCGAGGACAAGGCGACCTTTACGGAAGTGGAGAAGACGCAACCCTCGCTACTGCACCAAAACTCCCAAATGCAAAATCCAACAAGTATGTCATTAAGCAAAATGGCGTGCCGAACATGAAAATGAATGCACCGTCCGGTGGCCGAAATGTCATCAAAGGCGGATTGGATCTTTCCCCTGCCTCCCTTGAGCGTGGCTACGGTGCTTACTCCGCAATTCGTGATGAAGAAGCGGTCAAAGCACTTGTTGAGAAAGAATGGCACGACCGCTATGAAGCGGAAACCCAATCAGCCCTCAACATGCAAAAGGCCACTGATTACTCCGGCCAAATTGAGATGTTGAAGCAAGAAATCGCATCCCTACGCAACGAAACCTCCACCATAGCGAAATCCGCAGTGCCAGTTCCGGCACAGTCGGACATTCGTGTTCCGACCCATGAAGAGTTCATGGCTCTTGGAGATGGCTTGGACGGATGGCGTGCGCTTGAAGAACTCGGACAGCGTGCCCTTCATGGAGCAAACTTTTGAAAGGAGATGATTAGATGAGTGGAAGCACAGGATATATTCGCACAATTGAAGACATGGAACGACTCTATTACGGAGCCGGAACAGGACAAAACGCATGGGCATACGCTGGAACCGACCTTTTGAAGTCGGACTCCCCGCTAATGTCCTCAACCGGCGGAACATACCAAGCGATCTTCGGTCGTAAAGTATGGTCGCAATTGAACCAAGAGTTCAACGCATTCTCCATCCTCCCTAAGAAACCGTGGGAGAAGAGTGGATGGCGTGTCACCACAGCAAAGCCGGACTTCGGAAAAGGCGGCGGTGTGGCTGAAAACGCAACCCTACCGGAAACCACCAAGCCGACCTTTGAGCATGTTTCAACCAAGCCAAAGACGGTTGCACACTCCTTTGACCTCTCCGAAACAGCCATGTTCTTGGCTGACAAGGATGATGGACTGGGCGATGCACGGGCTGTTATCAAAATGGAAATGGCAAAGCACCACACAGAACACATCAACAAGATGCTTCTTCAAGATGTCAACACTGTTGCTGGAAACGACTTTGAGTCCCTTGACAGAATCACTTCTTCGTCTTTCGTTGAAAGCACAGGCTTCGGCGACATTGACGCAATCAGCAATCACAACATTTACAACCTCACCCGAAACGGTGCTGGGGCTGGATCTCAACAGTGGTATGACGCTCAAGTGGACGCAGGTGCAAACAACGGAACTGACCGTGCTTTGACCCTCAACATTCTTGACGGAATGTTCCGACAGATTTGGGAAGCAGGAGGTCAGCCAAAGGTTATCCTCACTGGCTACGACACTCTTGAAACCATTCAGCAATTGCTCCAACCTCAACAACGATTCGTTGAGATGAAGCGTGTCGTCCCCGGCGTCAATGGCGTTAAGGGTGTTCCGGGCATTCAAGGTGGATTCATGGTCGCAACCTACAACGGTGTCCCAATCATCCCATCTAAGGATGTTCACAAGGGCACTGGCGGTTCTTCTCGCCTTTACTTCTTGGACACAGACTACTTGTGGTTCACCACTGCAAAGCCAACACTCTATCACGAATCGGGAATTGAAACCGGAGATCCTTTCGGTATCAACAGGCTCGGACAAATGGGAATGTTTCACACAATGGGTGAACTCATCGCATCTTTCTTCAAGGCAAGCGGAAAAATCCGTGACCTATCGTGATACAAAAAATGAAAAATATGGAGATGATTTGATATGGCAAATACGAATGTAAAAGGAACCCCGACCGCACTACTTGACACCCGCCTTTGGGCTGGTAGTCCAACAGACAGCACAGCATGGCTACAATCCCCAATCGGCTCAAACGAGGCTGTTGGGACAATGAGCATGGCTGTCATTGAACTTGTTGCTGACGATGGCGATGCCGCCACCGCCTATGACATCACAGGCAGTGGTAATGCAAGCATCATCAACCCAGTGATTGGAACTGAATTGATTGCTGTTATGAGCATCATTTCAAGTGCCGAGGAAGATGGAACAGCAGGAGCCGCTTCGGCGATCCCTGTCGCTGGAAACTTGTCAAGCCCAACAGCAATCAAGTTCACTGGTGCAGGAGCCAACGGAAAGGACACGACTTACCGAATCGCCTTCTTATACCGTTGAGTCGGTTAGGAGGGATTTAGCGTGGCAATACTACAATATGTTGGCGACAGGCCGTATGTTGAGTTCAAGGTTGGACAAAAGACATTCGGCTTCGCAAGAGGCACAGAACGAAGTGATGTTCCCAAAGAACTTCTTGAGCGTTTCAAGGGCGACAATTTCCCACAGTGGAAAGTCATTGGCGGCGAAGAAAAGAAGTCCGAGGAAAAGACCAAGAAAATGGTTGAAGTGATCGAAGCCCCCGCTGTGGTTGAAGAAACACCAGCACCGGCACCAAAGACAGTCGCCACTGACGAGGACAAGACCGAGCAGATGGCTGACGCTATCATTCCGCCTTTTGACACTACATGGACAAGAGCCAAAATGGTTGACTGGATGAAGTCGCAGGGTGAAAGCGTATCAAAGGCTGACACCAAAGCAATTCTCACTGAAAGGGCACATGCACTCACCTCAAAGGGTGATGAGTGATGCCTCAAAGCGACCTCACCATATTTGACGGCGAAGCCCGTTATGCAGGTCGCACCCGTGTCAATCGCATGGTCTATGAGTTCACTCAAGCGGATCTAAGCGGCCAAACAGCCGTCACCTCCGATTCTTTCGGGTTGAACGGCGAAGTTCACCAAATTATTCTTGATGTTTCGGGATCAAAATTGACAACCAACGGCAACACACAGACGACACATGGCTCAATGGCTTTAGTTATGGACATCACTACTGTTTCCGGTGCTATGATAACACCGTTTTCACCAATCACCAGTCTTGACTTCACCAATAAAACACCCGGACGCTTTTATCAATTTCAAACCAATGAAGGTGCGGCTATGGGCACACAGGAACACGCCTTGACAGTCCGACCCGGACTATCGGGACACGACACCCCTGCGGCACCGAGAACACCCATCGTGAACGGCACACCGACAGCGATTAACAAGAACCAACCGTGGACTGGACGAGTATGTGGCAATTACAACATCATGCTTGGTTCGGGAACCGCTTGGGCGGCTGATACCGACACAATCCGTGTTATCATCATCTATTCATAAGGAATCCTTTTAACAAATGACTTACACCCAAGAGATGAGCAACATGGCATTGACAATTACACGAAGCAAGCGAAACTCCATTGACGGATCACGAATCACAGCATTCCGAACCGTAGCCTTTGACAATCCATACCCTGCTGGCGGCGAACCTTTTGATGCCTCCGCTGAATGTGGCCTCAAAAGCGTTGAAGAAGTCCGAATCGGTGCAGGTTTGCCCGCAGGTTTCACAGTGCGATACGACTACGCCACCAAAAAACTCCAATTGTTCGGTGAATCCACCGAAGCATCGGGCGATGCCGTCAATCCCGGCACCAACCCAGCCGCCGAAACTCGCCCTCTTGCCGAGTTCGCAGACACTTTTGACGCAAGCGGCATTGACGCACTTGAACTTATTATCAAAGGCACACGGTCTTGAAGTCGCCGTTGGGGTGATTTCAAATGCCAAGAATGGAAATTGAAGACATTGATCTCGGAGAGGTCATGGACATTGAGCGACGCCGCCAAGTCCGAATGGCCGAAATCAAACACGCATCCCGTTCATCCGTCCAAGAGGACGACAGCCCCTTTTCCGATGAAAACATGCGATACGCTACTAAAAAGCGTGTGCAAATGAGGAAAAGTGAACGAAAAGACATTCAAAACATTGGTTCGGGGACTCGTTGCACCACATGTGGTTGTTTGCACTTTTGCTGGGCACCCAAATGCGGTGCTTGCGGAAGTCCTATGACCTTCAACCTCGGCCATCATAGCATGGGCCGGAGGGTTATTTGAAATGCCCCGTGCTTTTTCACCCGGCCATCGTCCCGATGCGCCACTTTATCCCGATGAATTAACCTACACCACCATTGAGAAAGTGGCCGATTACCTACAATTGCCTTTGCCCGATCCAGTATCACTGGCTGGCGACAGTGTGATTGCTACAAATGACATCAAGTTCCCAATAACTGGTGCCGATTATCGCAGGTGGGGGTATTCCGCAGGTGAAAAAATAGTGGTTTATGACGACGCCAACGCTATGGGCATTGAGTTCGTCATAGGGAGCATTGAGTCGGTTGGTTCAAACGGTCATATTTATTTGGTCGCACCAAAAGGAACCAGCCCATCATTCACCACAGCCAACAAAGCACAGGTTCAACATCAGTCGGCCATCACGAACAGCAAAGAACGAGGCATCAAAAAGAGCCATGTTGAAAACTTGATTCGCCAACGGCAAGACTACATTGACAAGGTGACACGCCACGCATGGCGACCACGCCTTGTCGCCGAAGAGTATGTTAATTTCACCACATTCAAACCATTCCGAAGACGATACTACACCGATTATGTGGGTGCTGTTTTCGTTAAGCGGGGTGCTATTCAGCGCATCCTCAAACTGGGTGCTTGGCAAGGGGACTATTACAGGGAGATGGCTGGGGCAAGGGTGTCCTTTAGGGTGTCCGACCACATCGCCCTATCGGGTCAATCCATTTTGCTGTGTCCCGGTGCTAACGGTGTTGCCACACTAACCGAAGGCGACGACGCACAGACCAAGTGGAGATCTGACTTCGATCACAAATCAACCGCCGAAAACATAGGTGCCCTCGTCAATAAAGACCCAGCGTTTAACAAATCCGCTGTTCCTATTGGCACACTCACAGTGGAGTCAGCAGACTCCGCCAATGTCACCCTCAATGTGCATGAAGAGTTCTTGGCTTTGTCCAACAGCGACACTGGCGACGGGGTTGTTGAAATCAGTTCAATGCGTAGCACCGAAGGCGGTGAAAACGCAACAATCGCCATCACCCACGAATCGGCTGTGTCGTTTAACACAAGCCTCTCATCTTTGGTGTCAAGCACCGTTGCGTCAATAACCAATTCACCCGCCACATCGTTCGTGCTAAACGACGGAACCACCTTCGTTGAAGGGCATGGGTTGGTGTATATCACCAGCGGCACTACGAACAGGGTGGCTCTTTGCACACGAAATGAGAACACATTCACCATAGTCGCTGATCAATTGAACGACTTTGACGGCCAATTGCAGGTCGGCGATACTGTCAAACAGATCCGATTCAAAAACGACATCACCGATGAAGAACGCCAAAAGTCTTGGTGGTCTATTGAAGAAAACGGAATGATTTTGTTTAACAACGAATACCCATTCTTTGAGAACCACTCCATCCGATGCTCCTACATTTACGGCGAACGGTATGTGGAGGGTTCAATCCATGAGGCTTGCACTAAACTGGTTGTTATGGATATTCTCATGTCCGACGATTATTCGGTGATGTTCCCCGAAGGAACTCAAAGCATTGATTTGAACACAAAACACCAAAAATTAGAGGCCGAAGTCGCCAAATTGTTGGTGCCGTTTCAAGAGTCTATTGTCGTGGCGGGAATGGGTGGTTAAGGTGGAAGAAATGCTTGCGTTCCTTGAAAAACACCTCAAGAACACCGAAGATCTTCTTGCCGCTATGAAGATACAACAAGCCGCCGAACCAGCGCATTTAGAAAAATTGGAGATTTACGAGCGTGAAACACAGGACACCGATGAGCCAGTGAGTGAAGAGGATGTCAACATTGTCATGCAAGCGCATAAAGCCGCAAGCCCCTTCGCCTTAGATGTAGCGGTGGCTCACGCCAAAATGTTGGAGGGGATGCAAAAATGACAGACGCAATTGAAGCCATTCGTGACATCATAGACAGCAATTGGTCTATTTCACCAAAACCGTCTATTTTGGACATCGCTACATTGGATGCTGGCGAAGGAAAGCGCACTCGGTTGCAGGATCACGACATCATTCGGATTTTTGAAACAGCACATAACGAAGCACAGCCCGAATTGGCTTTTGACTTTGTAAATGAACACATCAACCTCACCATTGACATACGCACTGTGAAGAATCGGGAACGCCTAAGCGCACTCCGAGATGAAGTCCGGCGCATACTACATTTGGTGAGAAAGGGCGATAATAACACATTTGATAGGGTAATCTTCAAAACCCGCACCGACTTGTCCGACCGGAGCAAGAGGTTGTTCCGCTATACAATGCAAGCCGAATGTGTGATTTTCGCCCAACCACTACCAACCCTATGAGATGATGAAAAATGGCTGTAAATCAAGTATTCAAGGGCGACATTGTTGAAGTGTCGTTCGGAAAAGAAACCGGACTGTATGGGCAAGGAACGAATGTCACTTCGGGGACTGGTGCTACTGCTGGTTGGAATACAGTGACCGCTGGCAACAACACCACCATTAGCCTCGGAGCAGGAATGTATTGGGTTGGCTTGAATGCGGCGGGAAACGCACCTCACGCCCTTATTCCCGACGGAATGCTCACAGGCGCAACGCTTAGGATTTATTCATCGGGAAGCAACACCAATTTCAACGCAGATCACTATCCTACGACCAAGCGCACCTACTACATCACCAAAAACAGTGGAAACACAATCACTATCACCCCTGCGTTGGCAACAACAGCCGACACAACCGCAGACACAGCCGACTACTTCATCATTGACGCCAACCGTGTCCCAACACATGACCCGGCTATGGGTGAAAACGATCAACGGGTATTAACCGACCAATTCATCGGTCTTCTCAATTCATTCACACTCCCCGAACCCGAAGTGGAGATTCGCAAACAACACATCGTCGGTATGGGCCGTGATGTGAACATTTTGACCTCCGGCAAAGAAACTCTTGCTGGCGGTTCTTTTGATGTCAACGCCCACACCCTCCGCTACTGGAAATATGCACTTGGGGGTCATACAGCACGAAGCAGGGGAGAGTTCTCAAGTATCACCGGAGCAAACACCGTATTGACTGACTTGCCTCTTAACATCAAAGACGGTGCAACAGCCGCTTATGCGGCACAGGATGTCGGAGGTGCCGCAATAGATGTGAGCATCACAGCCACCGTCGGTGCAAATGGCTTAACTGGCCTTACGGGCACTGCTGGCACAGAAGTATTCGTCGGTGCGCTTTCAGTGGCCGACCTTGACGCTGGTGAAATCACCCTCACCAATAACGCAAGTGTGAGCCACGAATCAGCACCCGTAGCAGGGCTATTCAAGGTTCTTTCAGCCGACGGAAACGATGTTTTGCTTGGCTATTATACCGCAGGTGGCGGGGCATCAGCCACACTTACAGGCTGTGCTGATATTGATACGGGGGCATTAGCAAGGGCGAAAGCCGCCAATGTTCCGATTTACCTTCTTGCTGGCATCACAGGCAACATCACTTGCGGTGATTTGCGAGTCAATGTCGGAGCAACAAACGCCGCCAAGTTCACAATCGGCGACTACATTCAGATCTTTGACAAGGACACAGTGGTTATACCCGGTGCCGATGTCACCGCACCAACAGTCAACAGGCACGAAATCCGTCGTGTTATCGCTATCGGAACCGCCAACGGTGGTGACGCTGGGCAATTGTATGTTGAAGAGGCTTTTATGTTCGATCACATCGCCGCTTCATGTGGCGTTGAAAGGCTACAATACACATACAGCGACAATGAATACAGAAGAGGAAGCCCTGCGCTTTTATCCACTGGTGAACTCAAATATGGTGTTGAACACACTTTCTTTGGTTATTCGCATGTTCCTACATTCGCTGTTGAACAATCATTCCGTTCTTCGGATTCAACACCGGGAGCCAATCAATTGCTTCGTGTTTTCAGTGGTTGTAAAATGGGCGACTTGAACCTTGCCGCTGACAGCGAAGGGGAATTGAAACTAAGTGGATCCTTTGAATCCACACGCATGTTCAAAGACACTGCCTCAAAGTTCATCACACCACACCGAATGTTTGAGAATACTGCTAATACTCAAATTAAGCGAAGAGTGTCGGGTATTGCAGTGAACGGCGAAAAGCCATATCTGTTTCAGCACATGCAATTCAGTGCCTTCGGTGCTTCGGTGCTTCGTGCCAAAACAGTGGACATAACAATCGCAAACACCAATACAGCCCAATTTTACATTCGTGGCTCAAGTCAAACACACCTTGACGGAGATCAGGTTCAACAAGCGGCAACGCAGTTCGCATCGGAAATAACCGAAGCCGCCCGTGAATACACTTTCAAGTTCTCCGCACTTGTTGAGGATGATCGCTGGTTTGAACAATTGCGAACACGCAAGCACCACATTAACTCAAACGATTGCACGCTGACTTTGACAAAATCCGGCGCACATGCCACTCGCCAAAACGCAACAATCACACTTGAAGACTATACAGTCACGAAGGCCGAACATCCGGTGCCGGATGATAAAGGGCCAGTCACAGCGACCGTGGAGTTCGCTGTTCGCCACTTGAAGGTGGCCGAAACTTCTCCATACTTCGTCGTTTGACGAGGACAAGGTATATTAACAACAATGAGAAGGGTGAGAACAATGGTAAGACTGACAGGATATGTGAACATCGCAGGGCGACGAGAATACTTGAATTGGACAATAGAAGGAACAAGCATCATTGAAGGTGCTGGCCTGTCCAGTGGAGAAATCGTTGTCCATGCTGACGCTCCTGTCGCTTCACCCGCCCCTGCAACACCAGCAACACCGGAATTGGCCCCAGCGGAGCCGACATCATACGACGACATGAACAAGACCGAATTACAGGTCTTGTGTAGTCAGCGTGAACTGTCAACCGCAGGAACCAAAGCCGACTTGATTGCTCGTTTGAACGAAGGCGATGAAGCCGAACCAGCAACCGAAGGTGAAACAGATGGCGGAGAAAGCGATAGCGAGTGATTTAATCACAGGCACAGATGCAGAAGAAACGAGAGTGGAAACACCATACGGGGAAATGACCCTTTGGATCCGCCCTCTTTCTTGGGTTGATCGGCAAAAAGCACTGACGAAGTTCGTGTCCTTGTCGGCTGACGGGGACGGAAATATGGCTCCGAAAATTGACTTCGGGGGCTACTGGAAGTTCGTTCTCACGACCTGCATTGAGCGCACAGAACCCGCACTCACGACAAAGCAATTGCTGAACATTCGCCCCGAAGTCGGTGCCGCAATACAGGCTGTATTGCCTTCATTTGAGGATTTGATGGCCGGTATGGCCGGTGCAAGCGGCCCTTTGGAATAACCCTTGATGATGTCCGTTCATTTATGAAATGGGATGGAGAGGGCGAACTGCCGATTGACGATTACAAAATACCAGTTATTGCTGGCAACATGCCCACCTTTTTTCTCGGACATTTTTTCAAGTGTGCCCCTTCTTCATGGGATCACTTGCCACCCGAAAGAGTCGTTTTAGACTACTTCACATTGTCGGCATATAAGGAGATGGAGGCCGAACAGATGGAACAATTGAAGCGTGAGAACACCGTCGGTGCAAACAAGGGGCGGTCAGTTCGCACTACAAGTGACTCCGACTTCTTTGAGCGAATGAATGCAAAACTGGGGAGTGAGTGAATATGGGAGCAGTAAAGAAACTCGATCTGGAGTTCGCTGATGGTGTGTCCACCCTTGAAGCATACAGGGACGCACTGGCTATTCTCCCCGATAAAACCCGTGTTCTTTTGAAGGTCTTTGGGCCTTTAATGTCCACCTATTTGAAGGTGGATTTAGCACTTCAAAGCCTCAACAAAACCTTCGGGGATTCGTCAAAACCAATTGAAGAACTTGGCGACACTATGGAGGAAAGTGGCGACAAAGTGGAAAAAAGTGGAGGTGCTATGGGCAAGGCGGTGAGCGTTCTCAACGCCCCTTTTGTAGCACTTGGTGGCACTCTCAAACTGGTCGGAAGCATGTTCAAAAGCCTGTTGTTGGGACTATTGCCCCTCATGGGCGTCGTCATGGCCGTCACGGGTATTGTCATGTTATTTGTCGCCGCCTTTGACGCTGGCGGAGGGAAACTGAAACAATGGCTGGCTGATTTGCCGATTATCGGGGGGATGATGGCTACAATTGAAGCGGCGATCCAAGCGGTCAAGGACATTTGGGAAACACTGAAAGCCAACCTCACTTTGCCCGAAGGGACTGACAGCGAATCATTCTTCACAGGCATTATTGACGGGATCACGATGGTTTATGAGATATTTCAAGGCTACTGGATGATGATTATTGAACTCATCAGTGCATACATCACTGCACTGGCCGAGTCGGGGCTTCTCCAAGCCATTATTGATGCAATCGTTTCCGTTTATGATTCTTTCATGGAGGCTTGGGACATGATCATGGGTGCCTTTGGCGACGGGGGAGTGCAGAACTTCTTTGATATGGTCGTCGGCTTGTTTCAATATACAATGGACTTTTTGGTGAGTTCGGGCATATTTGCATTCATTGGTGACATTATTCAATTGGTTGGTGAAATCATCGGCACAGTGGTGTTCCTTGCGGCGGTCATTATTCGCATCGTCGTTGAAATTGTCAAGTTCGTCTATCCGTATGTCGCACCATACTACAAAATGCTGATTGCCGCATTCGGCATGATCCTCACCGTCGTCATGGGTGTTGTTCGCACTATTATGAAACTCGTCAGTGCCTTCGTCGCACTGCTTCGTGGCGACTTTGACAAAGTGGGTGAAATCCTATACTCAATCAAGGACATTTGGGTTGATGTGTTGGACGGAGTGATAGGCTTTTTCAAAGGTTTCATCAACAACCTCATTGATTTCGCCAGCCCTGCTTTGAAACTCATAAACAAGGTCATAGGTGCCTTTAACGCCATCAATCCATTCGGTGAAATACCGGAAATTGACATTGGTGGCCTCAAACTCGCAAAGGGTGGCGTAGTCAGTGGGCCAAAGTCCGGCTATCCAGCCGAACTACACGGCACAGAAGCCGTAGTCCCACTGCCCGACGGGCGCACTATCCCAGTCACCATGCAAGGTGGGGGCGGAATGGGTGGAGAAACGACAATCAACATCAATGTCAGCGGCGCAAGCGGCGACCCTCGCAAGATAGCACGAATGGTGGGTGATGAAGTCGGGCGTTTGTTCAAAAGCCGTTCACGCACTGGTGGTTTCAGCAGGGGGGTATGACGGGTGCCGAAAATACAATTGATTCGCAAAGACGGGCAAGTCATTGAACTTGATGCAACCGATATAGGCATGTCAGTGACCCGTGGTGTTTCTGTTTGGCCGATACCGATTATCGCCACCCGTGCCGCATTAGATCTCAACGCAAACATGCTCGCTATCACCATTAACGGTGTGATCACTGACGACACTTCAAGCACAGGCGATAACGGAGCATCCTGCGTTTTGGATTTGTCAAGACCCACTGCGGTCTGTCTTTCTTGGCATGAGCAATTGAGAAACGAATACGGTGCTTATGTTCTCAAAGATGTGTTGCATGGAAAGGAAATCATGTTTAGCACAGCGGGGCAAATGAGCGCAGGGCTTGGAGAAAAAACTGTTTTGCGTTTTGACAAAGCGAGCAATTTTTCAAGCAGTGTCGCAACCGAGTCCGTCGTTCGTGTTGACTTGTCGGGAACAGTGAACCACACGGGCCATGTGGCTACGGCAATAAAAACAGCCTTAGATGGAGGCACTGTCAAAGTCGGAGGTGCAAACACCGCAATAAGTTCACTCTTAACCACCACTCTTTCGCTCGGTGAGCAATCCGAATTAAGCGCAAATAAACAAGGGATAGGTGCGGCTGTCAACGAAAAGGTCACGATAGCAAACCTAACGACAGGAAAGGCAGGGAACTTGCCTCTTGTCAAGCGTGGTGCCATGCCCTTCTCAACAACGGCTGACTGGTCGCACTCATTCTTCACTTCGGCATTTACAGGTGGTGTGGACGGTTCACGCAAAAGCAAGGGGGACAAGGTGCAAGACCTCCTTAACATGACAATGAATGCAAATGTCGGTGGTTTTATGGTTTCACCTCAAGCACTGACTGGTGATCTTGTTGAAATGCCGGACTCACTATCGTCTTTTGACACATCAAAATTGCTTGGAATCAGTGAATCTTCGTCTATTCGCAAATACATTGTCGGTCTTCGCATACCGTATGAATCAATGGTGACGGCAGGGGTCAGTGGTGAGGTATTGCGCCAATTCATCATTCCTTCGGGGCCGGGAACAGATTACCCGTCCGAAGAAAATACAGAACCATTCGATCCGACCAACACAGAAGGCGGAGAAATCACAAGACCCAACCCGTTTTTCCGACAAAAGGTTGCTATTCCGGGTGTAGTTCAAACATTTCAACCTGCATATCAAGCAGGTGATTCGGTTTGGACTTATTCGCTCGGTTTTGCCGCAGTGGAACAATTGATTGGGGTTTGATATTCATGCCGATCAAAAAACTGCATTCACAGGCCATTCGTTTTAATGGTTTCACTGACGGTATTGTTGTCCCTACGGGTGCATTCCGAGAATCGGGTGTGGATTTGTATGCCGCATCGCACACTGAAAAAACAGGATCAACCAACAAAGTTCCCTCATATAATAGCGACGACCCCAAAATAGGGAGGCGACACATACCCAACGAAGGGAACGGTCTAAACAACATAATTGGCCCATTCACCATAGAAGCCTTTGTCATACCCGATAAAGGAGGCATAATCGTTTCAAAGGAAAATTGCTACACATTGGAGATAGGGAGTCCACTTGCGCCTAAATCCGCTGTGTTCACCGTGTTCACCCGAAGCACTTCGGGTGCTAAAGACGCTGTGAATGTAGCCACTTCTTTCAATTTTCCCACTTTGAATAACCCATACAGCATATTATTGACGGATGAAGGTTTTGAAGAAGGTGTTTATCAATTCAACCCAATTGAAGATGGTGAACAAGGGCACAAGCCCCATGATTTAGATTTGCCTTTACAGCCATTGTTGTATTTGAACGCACAGTTCACTGGAAAGGACTTGCGACTTTACATCAATGGAGATTTGGTGGCAAAGTCGGACTTTGGTGGAGAGGAAAGAACAATTCAAGCGAGTTCTTCTGATCTGTTCATAGGCGGGCGAGGGGGAGAGTTCCGAGGTGTCATTGAAAGTGTTCGGATTAGCAGGGGTGTTGTAGCACCGAAACTCCAACCATTTACTAAACAAGACAACACTATGGGGCTATGGGATTTTGAAGATGAAGACGACACCCCCAACCTGTTTTTCGCTAACCATAAGAGTCCGGCACAGGCTGATTATAGCGGGAGAGATGGAGTCGGCCAAAGTGACGGGAAAATGTCGCACCCAATGGTGTGCGTCGGTTATGATTTCACTAATGTTGCCGTCAGCGGCAATATAACCACCCCCTTGTCATTGACAACGGGCTACGACTACGCTACTTTCAAAATCCGTGATTTTGGGGGAACCAAGCCCAGTGCTTTGGAAATGCTCGCTTCTCATATCCTATCCATACCGATTGACGACTTGCCTCTCCAATCATGGTGGAACAATGGGACTGGTGTGCTTGACATCGGGGCACATGTCACTAAAGCACGCTATCATGCTGATGGGTTGCCAGTGTCAAACTTAAACGCAATCGTCAATGCCAGCGGCACAGATCCGAACACAGGGGTGCCGGTATCAGCATACGACTATGAGGATTTGGCACAAGACCCCGCAGGTGGTGTCAGTCTTGACCCTATGGCGAACCCAATAGAACGAATCCGCATAATTGCTCTTGACTTCAACGCACACGCAATAGTCGTGCAAAACTCAATGCTCAAGAACGAAGATGGAGTGGCCGATGCAAAAAGTCAAGGGTTCATTTTCGCACACCCCGATAATACGCCCATTTGGTTCACTCTCGGAAACGGGGACTTATTGATCGATTTAGGCAACGACTTGCGCCCAGCAGGACAAATGACAAGGGCGAGGTTCACTCAAGGCCAACGATTCAAGGACAAATCGGGTTTTGGGAATGCGGCATACTTTGTCAACACCCATTCAAGGAACACAAACGAAATGAAAAACCGCCTTCAAAACATCGGTGGTTTAACACAAAACACCGACTATCCGCCAATGACGCCTTCATTGTTGCTTTGGCTTGATGCCGACGATCCGGCCACTATGTTGAGGGGCGATATGCAACCCCTCATGGCGGTGACTGACAACAGCAATTACCCAGTGTGGTGGAAAAGTAAAGCCCCAGCGGCACCGGATTATCATTTTTATGGCGGAAGCATGGTTGGAAACGCATGGCGTTGGATTAAAAACAACCCAAAGGTGAACAGTCGTGGTGGCCTCCAAGCCGCCGGAATAGCCGAGCAGGTCGGTGTCACTGAAATTGACCCCGGACTGGAACAAGCGGGTGAAATAAATACAAACCTCATACCACTTACACCCACCACCACTGAAAAATCCATGTGGGTCAACGGAGAGGGTGCATTCAATCAGCCGGGGAGAGTTCCCGGTTTTGATAGTGCGAACGGGCCAGCACCAACACCTTTCGCTGTCGTTCATAATACGGAAATTGGTGGTGTTGCGACCAACAATGGCGATTTCACATTCTATTATGTTATTACACCGCAATATGAGTCCGGCGTCTTGCATTTGTTGAAAAATGTGGCAAACACACCCGACTTTCAATTGGACAACGGAAGTGGTGTCCCATCCATAGCGTATTCAAACATCACAGCCGCACTTCACCAAGACGGAAAGCCGACAGCAGGACAACCCTGTTTAGTCGCCATCACTGTCAACGGCACTGAAAATGGCCTTTACAAAATGTGGGCGAAAGGTTCGGGTGCTGGGGCAACCCACAGTCAAGCGTTAAGCGGAACACCAAATGCCGACCTTTCGTTTTTAGATGCCACCACTGGGACAGCGGGTTTAGAATTGTTTGGTTTCTTAACGCACACACCAGCCAGTGGCGGCGGCGGTGGCGGCGGCGGTGGCGGCGGTGGCGGGGAACCCGACCCCGAACCACCCGAAGAACCCGAAGAACCCGAACCCGGAGAGATTGGCGGAGAACCCGGATTTGGCGGAGAAGACCCCTTCAACCCCACCGAACCCGGATTTGGCGGAGAAGACCCCCCGAAAGCAGACCCCTTTGACCCCTTCAACCCCCCCGGAGGTGGCGGCGGAGGCGGCGGTGCCCCTTTTGTCCCCGAATCAAATACCGCCACTGCTACCGCACCGCCGGGTTTCATAGTTCACGAAGTATTGATTTATGCTGGTTATCACGGCACTTCTATGAACGATGTGCGACAGTATGTTGAAGACAAATGGGGGATCTGAATATGCCCGAAGAGGACAATTACCCCAACCCAAGTCTTGGACTGGGCGAAGAAGCCATTAACGGAATTGACAAAGAGCCAGTGAACCATTTCGCAGGGTGTTCGGGTGTCACTTCGTATAATCGTGTGAAAGGGCACTTTTTCCTTGCGAGTTTGCCTCAACCACAGGATGAAACCATAACAAGGACTGTTCAAGGACTCGCTGATCGATTTGAAACCACTCACGAAGACCCTTCGGTGGCGTCAATTGTGTCAATGAACGCCAATGTTCAAATCACTGAAACCGTATATCAAGGTGAAGTATTGAATGTCATTGACAAAAGCAATATGGCTACATTGACTCAATCGTTAAGCCCGAACCATAAGCAATCCGCCATCGTGGTGCAAGGCGGCTACGGCTACAATAACAACCTTGCACATGCTTCATCAACAGCCGACTCCATTATCGCAATCGGCCTTGACGACATACGCCCCTTTGCGTTGAAAGGACTTGATGTTGAACACACTGCGTTATTTGACGCAACCAACCCAACCAAACCAACCAA